GTTTTAATAAAGTTGTATCCATGGAATTATCGGCAATTGAATTACCAGTTTCTTTTTATGGTATATCTGAAAATTATGGTAATAATTATATGCATATAACTTTAAAATATAGCCAGCCTACAGTTTCTGATCATATTAAAGAGTGCTTTCGCACTATTATAATACCAGACGGTAATTATACAGAAACCGATCTAATAGATACTATTAATTATATGCTCGCAAAGCCTAGTAATTCGATTGTACGTGATACAGACTTTTTTATGGATGAAACTGGAAATATTTTTGATAGTAATACTGGTAAAATATTAGATACTCATGGTAATATTCTAGACGCATCTGGAAACATTATAGAGCCATTTTACTCAGAACTAGATTTTTATAAAGATAATAATAATAATATAATAGATACACATACTAAAAACCTATTAGACCCCAGTGGAAATGTATTAGATTCTAGTGGTAATATTTTATTCTCATTTTGCAAGTATAATACATTATTTGATAAAGATTCTTATGGTAATGTTATTGATAACAATACAAAAAATATATTAAATACAGATGGTGATATTATAGATCCGAGTGGCCATATATTATATTGTCTTCACAATTATGACGTAGGTGAATCTGGAAAGGATTTTCAAATAGACACTAATGGTAATATAATTGATAACAATACAAAAAATATGTTAAATACTGATAATAATTTATTAGATACAAACGGAGATATTATTTTTAATTATAATGAATATACGAAAAGTGGATATACCATAGATAATAGTAATAATATAATAGATAATCGTTCTGGTAATATATTGAATACAAATGGTAATATTATGAATACCAATAATGATATCTTATTTTATTTTAATAAACAAAAAGACCCTCGTCTTGAACAGGATATGAGTGGTAACATTATAGATAATATTACAGGGTATAAATTAGATACGAAAGGTAATATTATAGATAAACTAGGTAAAATAATTGATCCTTATTTTAAATATTTCGACAAAGATAATAATATGTTAGATTGCAGTGGAAATATAATTGAAGATACATATTCATCGCCCTTGCACGATTTTTCAACAGATGAAATAATTGATGTATTTTCTTTTGTCCATTTCGTTTTGGATATTAATGAAAATGGTTCTGGAAGCCGTAGAGTTTCATTTGCACCAAAGTTAAACCCATATATTGAAATGAAAGAAATTATAATTGATTTTTCAAAAAACATACGAGGAGAACCAGATAATACTAGTTTATATACAAAATTAGGATGGAATTTGGGTTTTACAAAACCATTGTACCGCGGAGATAATTTTTATAATGCAGAAACAATTATTGAACCTGCTACCAAATATTTATATTTAGCGGTTGATGATTTTAATAATAATTCAAATAGTAATTTCATAAGTGTGTTTAATCAGTCAATTATGAATACTGATATTCTGGCACGTATCTCAATAAAAGGTGCTCGGTCTAATTTATTATCAGATACTGATTTTGAATTAGTATCTGAACCACGATTATATTTTGGACCTGTAGATATTCAACGGTTAAGAATACGGTTACTAGATGAGCATGGACGCAATTTACAGATGAATAATTCCAATTATTCCTTCTGTTTGAAACTGAAAATGATGTATGATTTATAATTTGTTGTGGGTATTGGTTCTAATATATTGTATAAATATAATATATATTAGTGTTAGTGGGTATGCCATATAAAACAAGAAAAGTTAGAGGTAAAAATTGCTATAAAGTATATAAGCCAAAAAACAAAAAGGTTTTTTCCAAATGTACAACTAAAGAAAGTGCTATAAAGCAAATGAGATTGTTACGTGCTTTACAATTTAATAAATCATTCAAACCAATGTCTCAAGTGAAAGGAGGTTCAAACCGAAAAACTTTGAAAAAAAGATCTACTAGAAAAAATAAAATAGCTTATTAATTCTGGAAAATTCGACACCTGCATTGATGCTACATATATTCAAAATCAACAGAACTATTTAATTATTCAGATAGACGCATAGACCCCCTGTCATTATTATTTTATTTCTGTTGATTACTGTAAATATTGACAATAATTATATATTTATTTTTCATAAGTTTATGGAAGATGTGGAGTTTTGTACCAACCATATTTATATCCTAAATTATCGAGATAATATGACGATAACCAACCGAGTATTCCAAGCAAAACATCTCCTACTCTATTTATCCACGGGTCTGGTCCAGGTTTCCCACCTGGCCATATAGTAATAAATCGGTTTATTATATATATCATAATATCTAGGTTTTCTACTATTTCATATAATACATGTAGGATAATCCATAACTTTAATTTTACCCCCCAGAAATAGGCAATTATTCCAGAAGCAAAATGTAAATACGAATATTGATCAATAAATAACATATATATTACGTTGATATAATTCCTCCGTTATTTTCATATTTATTAACATTCTTGACATATCGTTTTAATAATTTTTTGCAATACCATATCTCCAAAGAGATAGGGTGTTGATAATCATTTTTTAAAACTATTTGTGATGGTTCGTATGTTAAAATTATTACACCTTCGGACATTTAAAATGGGACAAACTCCCATAAAAAAGAATCTGTTTTTAGACCAGAAAATAGTATTTAACTGCTGATAATTTATAAAAATTATATATATATCTATATTATATGTCCAAAACAGTCATGGCCGATTCTCTCACGAAAGACGGCAGATTTTTTACGAATCATGTTTTAGAAGAAATAAATGGAAAAACTCGTAAAAAGAATAGTAGAGGAAGAAAAACTCGTTCAAAAAGACAAAGAGGAGGAAATTCAGAAGCTCAAGAAGAAAAGGATAAAGATCTTTTTGATGCAATTGGTAATTATGATTACGACGAAGTTGAATTATTACTTAAAAAGGGCGCTGATATAAACAAAGAGAATAACGATGGTCATACACCACTTATGCACGCAATTATTTTTGAAGATTACGACATGGTTCAATTATTATTAGAACACCCAGATATTAATATTGAACTGGATGTTAAAAGAAACAAAGAACTTCGTCTGGCAGAAGAACAGGGAGAAGACGACCAAGACCAAAATGGTATTCCTTATTTGATAGAAGACTTCATAGTCACGAAAAATAAAATAAAAGAGCACAAATACAAAAATATAAAAGAATTATCAAATTATAAACGACCCAATATATCATCACTTAAAACTATGGCATATCATCAAAGTCCGTCTGCTTTAGATACTTATATCAATCTAAATCCAGGTACTATAAACAGACCTTATGGAAAACTTGGCGGAAAAAGAAGAACTCGTAAAAAGAATAGTAGAGGGAAAAAAACTCGTAAAAAGAATAGTGGAGGAAGAAAAACTCCTAACGCAAAGCGTGGGAGAAAACCAATAGTATGATCATTCTGTTCCTCTTTAGCATCAATTACAGGGTCTTCTACTTTGTTTTTCAAGCTTCTTTAGAATAGAGTTCCCTGGGATAAATATTTATCATATAATATATTATATTATATGATCTCTTTTTTATTTATTATATTTTTAATTGGTATGCCATTTAATTCTATTAGTACAAATATTAAAATGTGTGATAATAATCTATATTATTATGGAAAATCAGTTTTTCCTATGACACCTATATCAGAATCTTTACTTCATATTCAACCTGAGCCACCATGTATTCCTATTACTAATAAATGGGAATGTAAATGTATTGAAAACAAGTTTAAGCATAACTTTTGTGAATCACGTTTACAAAATGGGAATGGTCCTGAATTAGTTAATGCGTATACTGCGTTTTTTGTTTCCGCAGTTCCTTATTTCAGTGGATATCCAAGATATCCACCTTACTATAACGTAGCATGTTTATTAATGTTTAATGGATTTGCTAGTTTTTATTATCATTATTATTTAAATTGGATAGGAAAACAGGCTGATGAAATATCTATGATTTTGGCCAATTATTATGGTATTAATGGAATGATTAATATGTATTATAGGAATGTAGATGATAGAAATTCTATAAATAGTTATAATTTAATATTTATGTGTCTATTTATTGTATTTAATTCTATTTCCAAAAACGATGTTTTTTTTTCATTTATATTTGGTATATATGTTTCTTATTCATTATTTTTAATTCGTATAAATGCAATTAAATATAAGGTTCCTTATAAGCGTTATATATTTATCTCATTTTTAGGTTTTGTAGCGTGGCTAATATCAGAATTTAAATGTAATGAAGATACACAATATGGACATGCTGTATGGCACTTATTTTTCCCACTTGGATTATATCGTTTAATCATGCAATATGATAAAATTAAACGAACTTAGTAAAATCCTTTAGGAGATGATAGATATATCTACTATTATAAGTGATTTTTTAATAAATATATATTATATATGTATCGTAAAAACAAAAAAGTTCATGAAGGATGGTCCGACAGACAAACTTATAAGGAACATATAGTAGAAACAGATGATGGCAGAAAGTTCAAATTGTATGATCCTGGTAGAGATCAACCTCAGTCTTATAGTAAATCATTAAAGGAACATCGTAGAATATATGACAAAGTTAAAGAATATGCGAAAGAAAATAATGATGAAGTTGATGGCGACAAACTACCATTCGTAGATCATTATAAGTGGTATAATTATTTATCACGAGCAGCATATGAAACTGGTGAAGGATGGGGTATTAATGAAAAGTTTTGGATCCTATCTAAACAAGTTGGACAGAGAGGGTGGTCGGATTATTTAGGTTTAAGTCCCATGGATACAATTAGAAAATCTAAAAAACGCAAAGTAGAAGCGGCAGGAGCAGGTGATGGTGATGAACAAGAAGCTAAAAAGGTAGCAGCCCCTAAGGTTCCTTCTGATGAGATGGAGGTTGATAACAAGAAAGAAGAAAAACCAGCACAAAAAGTGGCCGCAGAAAAAGCAAAAATTAGCGCTCGTGAATGCACTATTAAGGGAGTTAAATATGCATGCAATATGGAAACAGGAAAAATATATGATCTTGAGAGTTTTATGGAATATATTAGAGGAGACCGCCAAGAACCATTTTTAGTAGGTGAAGATTTTGAAAAAGATGGAAAAAAAATGATTCGTATTGATAGAGATAAACTTGATGAAATTAAAAAACAACACGAAGAAAAGAAAAAGAGATTAGAAGAGGAAAAAGAAAGAAAAGAACAAGAGGAACATGAAAAATTTGTGAAATCGTTAACCCCAGTTACTTACAAAGGAAAAAATATATTCTATGGACCATTTGATGAGAGAGATCATTCGTATCCACTATATAGTGAGTCTGAAGATGAGTATCATTTAATAGGTGATTACCAGCCTGATAGTATTTTTACGAAAAAATTTGATGAAAATAAATTAGATAATTTTGTAATTCAATATCGAGGTTATGATACTGAAACTGATTCGTCTGAGGAAGAAGTAGACCATGCTGCACAAATTCAATCTGAAATTGAAGAACAAGAAAAATGGGAACGAGAGATGGAAGAAGAAAGAATCAAACAAGAAAAAGAATACGAGGAAAATAATAGAAAAAAAGCTGAACAAAAAAGATTAGATGATCAAAAAGCTAAAGAAAGGGAAGAAAATGAGAGAAAGAACAAAAGCACAAAAAAACTTCAGCTTAGGGAGCGTATGAGAAAACAACATCTGAATGCGTCAACAAAAAGTACTACTAGAGAATCAACTAGTTCTAGACCACCCGCAGCAGGAGATGATAATAATAACGCATTAGAAGAGCAACGTTTAAATATATCTAGAATTTTACCTCGCCCTTGGAAAGCCAAAATATCTAGAACACATAATACAATATATTATGTAAAAGAAGATGAAAATGGAAATCGTATTAGTAATCCACAATGGACTTATCCTGAACCAGAATCATCAGAATCATCTCCATCTGATCCATCTCAACCTCCTCCTCCAACTGGTGGTAAAAAATATAAAAATAAATATACTCGTAAAACGCACGGAAAATCTAAAAGAAAGACTCGCAAGAAACATCGCAAGAAGAAATAAATGAAACAAAAAGATTCAAAAAACTTTTTCATAAAGTCCTATAGAAATTCAAAAATGGACATTTTTAAAAATGTCCATTTTTGAATTTCCCTAGGACTTTTGGAAAAAAAATTTTTATACATCTTTAAGTTCGATTTTAATATATTATATTTTTTGTATTTAAAGTATTTTCGAATAATGAATATTTATTTCTTGATATAATATATAATGCCATATCGACTTAGAAAAGTCCGAAATAAGAATTGTTATTCTGTAAGAAATTTGAAAAATAGAAAATTAGTATCTAAGTGTACAAGTCGTAATAAGGCGAAATCCCAATTACGTTTGTTATATGCTTTAGATTACAATAAAGATTTTTTATTAAAAACATCATCTGATAAATCATCGGATAATGTAACTAGAAAAAAAACTAAAAAGAACAAAAAAACTAAAAAAAATAATAGAAAATAGATAAAATATATTTAATATTTACATATTCAAAGGTGTAAATATTAAACTTACATTACGCGTTAAAAATCCAGATATAATACTAATCCTATAACAGCTACAAATATATAGTATAATATTTGATATTTTACAGATGTAAAATATTTTTTTATTAGTATATCTGAAAATCCAAATGCTGAAATGTATAGTAAAATAAAGGGGATTTCATCTTTAAGTAAATGTTTTGCTGATTCTTTTGGTCGCATATATAATAACTATACATATTTTTTGTAAGGAATTATAGCGTTTATATTCTGTTTGTAGGGTATTATAGCATATTTTTTTTGTTCAAATTGAATATAATCTTGTATATTTTTTTTAAGTAATTGTTGAGTTTTGTGTATTTTTATCAAAGTATTAAGACATTTTATCTTATTCATTCTTATATATTTTGAATACATTTTTTTAATTCATTAATATCGATTTCTGGAAGAGAAGTATGAGATTCCCAAAAATATTTGTTATATGACCAAATAAGTTCACAATCATCTGGATATAAATGGGATAAATTATTTGTTAAATAAGTATGTATATTATTAGGTAAAAAATCTAATGATTTTTTTGGAAGAACATAACATAATTGAATAATAGATGAAACTGGTTCATTATTGTTTGGTTTAATAAAAGTAGTATCGAAGTAGGGAATATATTTAAGTAAATCTTGTAACAACGGAGGATAATGATATTTATATGTCCATGACCAGTCTGGACAATCAATAGTATAATATTTCATAGTCCATTCTAAACCTTCTAAATAATTTATACATATTTGTTTTAATCGTTCTTCATCAACGTCTATATCAAATAAAATCTTATAGTATCTTTCTTTCCATCCTGATTTATGTGGATTTATATATTTTTCCATATTACGTTCATAACTAGGAATAGCATCAAACCTTGTGATTTTTTGTTCGTTAGTATTAATAGGATAAAATCGTTTTTCACGTTTATTACGTAATTTATCGTCATCAATAATATATTGTTGTTCTGATGATTTTAAAAAAGATATTATTTTATGTAGATTCTTCCAATATATTTTCGTCCCATCGGTAATATTTTGATTACTTTTTCCTATTGTATTTTTATAAGCATTAATTAGTTTATCAATTCCTCCAGTTCTAATATTTAGCGCAGGAAAATGAGGCATAAAATCATTACCTAAGAAAAAACAAAGAAATATATAGTCATAAATAATATTTTTTTCTTGAACATTATTAATTTCATTTGTATTATTCATTTCAAGGATAATTTTGTGAGCTAGATTAGGTATATCTAATATATAATTTTGGTTGGGTTCAAGGGAATTATCTATAGATTTAATAAATTCAGGAGTTTCACGGAATAAGTAAATATTATTACTTATAGGTAAATGATTAATGGAAAGCATAATTAAATCAGCATCTAGACCATATATTATAGTATTTTGTTCAGAATGTATATTTTTATTATCACGTATGTATTTAAATATTTTATGCTCACCTTCACCAGCATCGCTGGGTGTGGATAAAATAATTTTTTTAATATTATATATTGAAGGATCCTTAAAATAATCTGTGAAAATATTATCTAATTTATTCATGAAAGGTGTTCCAGGGGTGATAGCTGATGTATTCCAGGTATTGTTATTTTCATTACGTATATTTTGATTAATTTTTTTTATAATTTGGGATTTATAACGTCGTTCTCGTTGCTGATCAAGTTTTGCAATAGGAGCAACACCATCAAACGCAATAAAAATGGAATATATTGGATTAATAATGGAAATATATTCTTCTATTTTACTTATTACTTTTTTAATTATTTCTTCATCTGAAATATCATTAGAACTATAAACTACATCATAAATAATAGAGTTACAATCTAAATATAAATTATGAATGTTTAAATTAGACGTTGATAATTTTTTTATAATTTCTGGATGATTTTTTACAATATAGGAAAAATAACTGGGAATGCCCATTTATATAATAAAATGCAGTATATTTAATATTGTTTAGTATATCTAATAATTGTCATGTGTAAAATTAGATATATTAAAATCTTAACTATTATATACATAATAGAATATGTCTATTCAAGATTATATGGGTAGCGAAAATGTTAATGATGTTAATAAAATGGTATGTTCAAAATTAAACTTTTACAGAGATGTTATTCAAAAAACTTATAGACATGTTATAAAAAATCAAAAGGTAGAACTTTTAGGGACTTTAGATATAAATAGATGTATTAATTTAATGAAAAAAGTTATAGAAAAAATATGTGATTTTGAAAAAGAAATGAAGGAAAAACAATTAAATGTAGATTATTTAGTATTAAGTCTTCAAAATATTAATAATGATATGTCTAATATATTAAAAACATATGGAACGCATAATTTGGAAGATTTGTTATCAATATGTCTTGGAGTATCTAATATTAATTTAGATCCACATGAAACTAAAAAATATGAAGTATTAAAGAAATGTTTTCATCCAGTTAGTTATAAAACAAATCATAATAAAAATATAATAGAAAAAATGGAGGATGGCGTGTTACATCTTGTAGATAAAATAACTAATATATCACAATATAATTTACAATGTGTAGATGTAGCTACAGATTCAAAAGCTTATCATATGAAAGTATATGGTATGAGATTATTTTTTTATCATAAAGTTCAAAAGAAATTTGTTTATATTTATGGTTTGGTAGATGATGTCTTATTGGATTTAATGAAAGAGAATTATATAGATGAATGTTTAAATAATATTTACATAGAAATGCCAACTGATAATGAAGAATTTAATATTAATATATTTCCTAAGTTTATTGATGGATTAACAATAAGAGAATTATTGATATATAATCAATCTGGATTATATAATTTATTTATTAATTATGCTACAGAATGTAAGAAAACCTTAAAAAAACCTTTAACTTCATTAACTAAAGATTTCTTAGCAAAAAGTTTATATATGAAACGTCAAACCCTTATTCAATTATTAATTAGTTCTGACAAATATGAAAGTAAATATATATGTTATTTGTTATATGATTTATTATCTAATGACGTTGAAGGAAAAATAGATACTGAAGAGCAATTATTATTATTGAATAGTTTACCTATGGTTATTAGAGGATATTTTAATAATGCTATGAAAGATACAATTAAATATACAAATGATTTATCTAGTTATGATACCAACAAGATACCCTTAGAACAACAAATATGTTTAATGAAAGCAAATGACACAGTTAAAGAAAAAGCCATGGTAAAATTAAAAGAAGTAAAAGCCAAATCTGAAGATACTGGATCTAAGGCAAGACAATATTTAGATGGATTATTAAAAATACCATTTGGAATGTATAATAAAGAACCAATTATGGATATAATTAATCAAACAAGTGTTGAATTACGTATGTTAATAGATATTGTTGATGGAACTGAAAGAAATAAAAAGAAATTAGAAGTTCCGTTTAAAGATAATTATACTAGTATTGAAATATTAATTTTAGTGAAAAAAATTAAAGATTTTTTATTGTCATGTAGTTTTCATGAAGATATATATAAAAATATATATACACATTTATTATCAGGAACAAAAGGAGAAATATTGGATAAAATAAAATATTTTAATGAATATATCTTATCAAATAAAGGTAATAATAACAATAATAGTATAGTTTTAACAGGGAAATCGAAAAAAGATTATCCAATTATAGTATCTACTTTTTTAAAGAAGCAACATAATAGTCAGTTACAAAATATTAATGATTACTTAGAAGGATTAAGATATCCTAATATTTTAAAAATGGTAAAGGGAATTCAAGAGAGAATGAACAATATATCGGATTATATGAAAAATGTTCGGAAGGAATTAGATAACTCTGTTCATGGGCACGAAAAGGCGAAATCACAAATTGAAAAAATTATTGCACAATGGATAAATGGAACCCAAGAAGGTTATTGTTTTGGATTTGAAGGCGCCCCTGGTGTAGGCAAAACAAGTCTTGCTAAGTATGGATTATCAAAATGTTTAATAGATACAGAAGGTAATCCTAGACCATTTGCTATGATAGCTATAGGTGGTGATGCTAATGGTAGCACTCTTCATGGACATAATTATACATATGTAGGTTCTTCATGGGGCGCTATTGTTCAAATATTAATGGATAAAAAATGTATGAATCCTATCATTTTTATTGATGAATTAGATAAAATATCACGTACTGAAAATGGAAGAGAGATAGTAGGTATATTAACTCATTTATTAGATCCTACACAAAATGACTCTTTTCAGGATAAATACTTTCAGGGTATTAATATAGATTTATCAAAAGCATTATTTGTTCTTTCATATAATGATGTAGATGTAATTGACAGAGTATTATTAGATCGAATCCATAGAATTAAATTTAGTAATTTAAAATTAAAAGAAAAAGTTCATATTTGCCATAATCATTTGTTACCTAATATTTATAAAAAAATGGGTCTAGAAGGAATGATTAATTTTAGCGATGAAGCATTAATTTACATAATAGAATATTATACTTTAGAAGCTGGTGTTAGAAAATTAAAAGAAAAATTATTTGATATAGTTGGTGATATTAATTTAAATATTTTGCAAAATAATGATGATATTGATAATGAATATCCTTTAGATATTACGATTGATAATATTAAAAACAAATATTTTAAGAATGTTCAAGATATTCGTATTAAACAAATTAATCCAAATGATCGTATTGGACATGCTAATGGTATGTGGGCAAACGCAATAGGACAAGGTGGAACTTTACCTATAGAAGCTAGTATGTATCCATCAGAACAATTCTTACAATTGAAGTTAACAGGAATGCAAGGAGATGTTATGCAAGAATCTATGAATGTTGCTTTAACAATAGCTTATAGATTAACACCAGCGAATCAAATAAAAGAAATAGAAAAAAAATATAATAAGGTTAGTAAATGGGGTATTCATTTACATACACCATCTGCAAGTGATCCTAAAAATGGACCTAGTGCTGGTTCTTGTATAACAAGTGTAATTTATAGCTTATTAAATAATAAACCAATTAAACATGAATTTGCTTTAACAGGTGAAATACGCTTAGATGGTAGTATAACAGCAATAGGAGGATTAGATCTAAAAATACTTGGGTCTATGAAATCAGGAATTACAAATTTTATTTATCCTGAAGAGAACCAACGTGATGTTGATGAATTAAAGGAAAAATGCGAAAAAGATGAAATATTAAAGGGTATTGAATTATATCCAGTATCTACGATTGAGGAAGTATTTTCATTAATTTTTTAAATAATAATAAATAATAATAAATAATAATTTGTATTATTATATATAATGAGTAAAGCAAAGAAAATTATAGAAGTTCCAATAGTAGCACCAACAACAAAAATAGGTAATATAGATATTATAGATACTCCTTTACTAAGTGTAGTAAAAAAAACGAGTTTTGATATGATTATGTTATGTATTCCATTTATAATAGCATTTGGATTGTTATTATTATCTACCTTTAGTCAAAGTGTTACAGGATTTGTATTTGTATTTTTCTTTTTAATTATTACCATATTTAGATGGTTAGTAATGAAAATACCAAATGTAAATATAAAGGATAATTCTTATTGTAATTTAGGAGGATTAGAGTTTAATAGCACATATAGTTTATATGCTCTTAGTTTTATTTTATTCTACTTATTAGTTCCGATGGTTCAAAATAGTGACGTAAATTGGTGGGCATGTGGAACCATTTTATTATTTTTAACAATAGATATATTATATCGTAATAGTAAAAAATGTTATAGTGCTGTGACTTGGAGTAGTATAGTAATGAATACCACAGGAGGTATGTTATTAGGTATTTTAATACCTTTTATATTATATGGTTTAGATAGACCAGAATGGTTATATTTTAATGAAATGTCAAGTAATAAAGATGTATGTTATATGCCCAAAAAAACACAATTTAAATGTAATGTATATAAAAATGGTGAATTAGTAACATCAACACGCGCATAAATGAATAATTTTTAGTGTAAAATACTAAAAATTATTTGTCAAATATATGAATATTTTTCATTAACCATTCTTTTGTATCTTTCATGATAAGATTACGTTGAAAAGAGTCCCCAATTAATTTCATATTTCCTTTTGTATGATAGACTTTAATAAAGTAGTTATACGCAGTAATAACATTATTACTTTTATATATGTCTAACTTTTCTTTTGGATATAAAGGTTTATTAGTTCGAACGTTTACTTTATTATGAAATATAAATAGTAAATTACGTAGATCATTTTTATCTCTAATACCATGTTCATTTACTTTTCGCCAAAAACTTGTTGCGTGTTGAGAACAATCTGGACAAGGTAACGCACGACATATATTTTTTATTACTCCAACTAGTTGATATTTGTATTGTTCAAACTTGTCTTCTTTAATTTTTTCAGCTAAAGTATGAAAAAAAAACCATATGCTAGGTCCCCATTTATTATTACCCATAATATAATATCTAAATGATATAAAAATATAAAGATTTTATCTTATTTTATGCATAATGAATTATATAATTGAAGAAGATATCGATTTTTATAAAGAAATAAATATGGATGAAGATAGTGATATAGAAAATGATAAATGTTTAATAACCAACGAAGAATTATTGGATGATTATGTTACATTAGAATGTAATCACAAATTTAATTATAAGTCCATATATAATGATATCCATAATCATAAGAAAAAATATAATAATATGGAAAGATATCATCTTCGACCAAAACAACTAAGATGTCCATATTGTCGTAATATTCAAAATACTTTATTACCTCTAAACGAATGCTTTCCGAAAGTTCATGGAGTTAATTATTTTAATCCTAATATAGAAAAAACATTTGAGGAGTTATATACACCAAAAAATAAATATATTAATGGAATATGTCAATATGATTTTGATGATAATGAAAATGATAATGAAAATGATAATGAAAATGATGATAGTCATACACATGTTGTATGTGGGGATTCTTACGTAAAATATTTATCCTTAAATAAAAAGTTTTATTGTTTTTATCATGGTAAAAAAATGCGTAATAAATTAAAGAAAAAACAAACTGATATGGAAAAAAATATTATAATTGATTTAACTAATGATATCGAAAATGTAATAGTCGAAATGAATGAGATAAATGAGATAAATGAAATAAATATTACAAATAATACATGTTGTGCTGTTTTAAAAACAGGTATTAATAAAGGAAAAACGTGTAACATAAAAAAAATATATAAAAATGGATTATGTAAACGTCATTATTGCTTACAAACCAAGAACTTGGTGTAAATGATATATAGACCAAGCTATTAAACCAATTAGGGTATCTACAAAAATATATATCCATGATTTTTTATTACCTTCTATCGCATTATACGCAAAAATGAAATAAAAAATAGCATGAATAGGACGTAGAAAGTTCCACCATATATTTTGACCAAAAACTTCAGGACCAGTTTTTCGTGTATTCGTGAAAAATATATAAGAAAATCCAATAGCAGGCATTAATGCTAAATATCCTAAAGTAGGTAAATATTTAGTATGTGTTTTTGCAATATAAGCGAATAAAAGGCGAGAACCAATACAACCAAATAAAAATAAGAATAATCGAATTATATTCATGTATTATTAGAAGAAAATATTGTGAATATACTTAAAAATATTATAGAAAATATTATTATATAACTATTATATGGAGACTAAAACTGAATTAGTAAATAGTATTAAAGAATGGATGAAAATTGATAGTGAAATATCTGCTTTACAAAATGAAATTAAAGAACGAAGAAATAAGAAAAAAATGTTATCAATTAATTTACTTGATGTAATGAAAACGAATGACATAGATTGTTTTGATATAAAAGGAGGAGCATTAATGTATAAACGTAATAATGTTAAGAAACCAATTAGTGGAAAATCGTTAATGGAATGTCTCAATAATTATTATGGAGAAACTCCAGAAAAGGCCTCTGAATTAACAAAATATATCTTAGATAATAGGATAGTTCAAGTGAAAGAATCTATAAGATGGAAAATAGATAAATAAAATAGTTTAAATATTTAATATTATTATTGATATATGGAAAATAATAATATTCTAGATGAAAATAATCAAATGGATGAATGTATAATAGAAGAGATTAATAATTCATTAGAATGTGATTTTCATGAAATTAGACAAATGGTAGATAACCTAGATATTGAAAATTGTGAAAATGTAGATCAACATGATATTCAGAGGGAATGTAATAATGATATAAATTATTTAGGTTTAAAAGATGTATCATTTGATATAAATTATCATGCTAGTCAAACAAAAGAGGGACGTATTTATTTGTGTGCGTATCAAATTAATAATATTTCAAAAAATCCTTTTTTAGAATTTATAATGGTAAAGGGTGATGAGAACCATCCAACTTGTCCTGATATGTTTAATTTTCCATCAATTGCTTTTAAAGAAACAGATGATTTATATTATTTGAGTGACATAATAATAAAATATATGTGTGTTTGTTATAAAGTTCGACTAAAATATGAATATAGGGGATTTATACAAGATGGAAATAATTTTTATGTATTTATGGAAAATAAAACCATAATAGAAAGTTATAGAATGAGTAGAATGGATGATTTATGGATAATATTAGTTGATGAAATTATTAATCATAAAAAAGCATGTAATTTTTTAATAAAAGAAAATGTAATATCTTTCTTTGAAAAATATCCTAATTTTTTAAAATTAACAAACATTAAGCAAGAGATATATGATGTTCCAGTAGTTGCTTATATTGGTGTTCAAGAAAAAATGATGGAATTTGTAGGAACATTTGGAAATTGGAGACAATCAGATAATTATTTAATAGGACCTTATTATTATTTTACTGATTATAATCATTCTTTCGAATTAGCTAATGGATTATCTTGTAATGAATATGATAAAAATAAAAATAAAGCTATAGTTCGTTTTGCGTTATTTTTAGGTAATATGGCTATACGCAAAAATATGATCGAAAAAGAACACAATTGTTTTCAACAATATGATAGTATATATATAAACAACGCAGGACTACCCTTTTGGATATTAGATGACTATGATAGACAAATACCAATTAGTTATCATTCAATAGGTAAAAATAATAATATTATAAATTAGTAATTAGTAATGTAATAACATTATACCTATTATCATAAATATAAAAGCCATTATTTTTTGAAATGATAATTTTTCATTAAATATGATAACTCCTACTATAGCAAATAATATAATTTTAGTTATAGATATACTAGGACCAAATACCGACATATTAAAATGGGGTATAATTTTAAATAATAAGATTAACATACATGTAATACATATTGAACTAAGTATTAAATAAAGAAAATCCTTGTTTGTTAATTTTTTGATATCAACGAATATTTTTTTTAAATTAAACTGGTTAGTATAATAAATATAAATAAGTAAAAATATATTAATAATAATAGATTCAATAATAATAAGAGTAATACTATCTATTTTATTTTGTGATGGATATAATTTTCTAAAAGTTGTATATAATGTTTGTAATAATGCTACAAATATGATTAATGGTAATAAATTATTTTTCATATAATATATTGTTAGAAAGAAAAATTATGAAACATGTTTAGGTTTTATTTTATTTAAATATTTTTCGTCGTATTCAATAGGCATTTCTTGAAGATATATACCGATATCATCTATTAATGGAAACTCACAAATTTTATTTGATTTTGAAATTAATGAATATGTATCTCCATATTCGTTGATTTTATTTATTTTATATTTACCTATGTATTTATTACGTATCCACGTTTCATATGTATACCGAATATTAGGATTATTTATATGCGATGGTTTTTCAGGCTCATTACAAAATTGAAGATATGAAGCTCTAATCCAAAAAAAATTAAACCATATAAAAGAAGAGGGATCAGGAGTTGGAAATAAACCAATTTTATTTATATGAGAATTATTATTAAAAATATTAAGTATAGTTTTATATGGATAAATCGTATATTTTGTTAATGCATTTTCATATGTATGTCTCTTATCACTATTTAAATCTTGTGGAAAATTATTAAAAAACATACCTTTTGTGTGGAAATACAAAAAAATAGATTTTGAATAAAAATATGATAAAACATGCATTAGTTTTATTGCTTGATATTCATATAAATTTTTAGAATGAGTAATAATTACAACATTATTATTTATAAAGTCACGTTTTAATGAATGATAATAGTTATTAACAACTATATTATTTTCACACATTAACGAAATATATAAAATAGAATGATCTAATATCCCAGAATGTTTAAGATCATTTATTTGTCCTGATATAATCTTATCGGAATTAGGATTGTGTTCATTAATTGCTAAATGCCATACTAAAATAATATTATTATTTGTAAGGTAATACTTCATATTATTTAAATATATATATTAATTCCGTATTAAACTAATAAATAAATCTATATAAAGTATATAGATTTATGGAATTTAAAACATTTATTCGTATTATTGTATTATTGTCACTTATTTTAGGAACAGCTAAATTATTACAAGTTTTAGGTGTAGATATGGATAAATATATGATGTATATAAGTTTTATAGTTTTTTTGATTTTATCTACATTAATATTACCTTTAAGTGATTTAACTCTAAATTAAATAAAAATTGATATAAGTAAGTTATTATATTGAAATATAAGATAATAATGGAAAGACGTATTAATAAGGTTGCGATTGAATATGTTACACGTTTTAAGAATGATATTAGAAATAAAATTAATGAAATAGGTAATACAGATACACATAATGAACTAATACATTTTGTTTCAAATTATGAACAATTATCGTTAGGAAATGAATTATTTACAAAAAGACGAAGAGTAAAAAATATAGTACCTCAGCATGATCGATGCACAGCCAAACGAGCAAATGGTGAACAATGTACAAGAAGAAAAAAAGAAGAAAATGTTAGTTATTGTGGAACTCATATAAAGGGCACGCCTCATGGCATAATTGATTCGGTGGTTGAAAATAATAATGTTCAAAAAATCGAATTATGGGCACAGGATATCCAAGGTATAGTTTATTATATTGACAAAAATAATAATATTTATAAAATGGAAGATATTATATCTAATAAGTCTAGTCCCCAAATAATAGGAAAATATGAAAAAGTTGATAATACATATAAAGTTGTGGAATATTTTGGTGCTTAGAATTTAAAATCATTATCATCAATATAACGAAAAATAAGTTGGATAGAAAATATCAAAGAACTCCATAAAGTATTATAATTTGTTTGATTTTGTAATAATTTATTATTTTTTATCATTACTAAAGTTTTATTATTAGAATTTGATAAATACATATTATATTAAAATAAAATAACATAATATTATTTTATGTTATGAAATTATATGAATAATAATATTATAGATATATTGTGTAAAGTAGGAATAAAAGTTGAGACCATATATGAATTAGATGGGTGTATTGTGGATAGAGATAATTTATTAAATGATGAATTGTATAATAATATTAAAAATGATATTAATTTATTAAAACAAGAACTAAGCTCTTCATCTTTGACAAGTCTCCAAAAAACAGCAATAAATAATCAAAAATGGCCATTATTAAATTTAGTAAGACAATTATTGAATGCTTATAATTATAGAATGAAACCAATTAGAAAAGCAGCTGGCTATAGTAAAGGGGGTATAAAGTTGTTTAAAAGAACATTTAAAATAGAAAAATGTAAAAACGTTTAAATTTCTAATAAAAAATAAAGAAAACTAATATAATGAATAATAATTTTTTTTTAGATAATTTAGATTTAAATAATAAAGGAGTAGTTGCTAGGTTTGATTTTAATGTTCCAATTGTAAAAGAAACTATAAGTGATGACTTTCGTATAACATCAACTTTGCCAACTATAGAATCTATACTAAGTAAAAATCCAAAATATTTAATATTAACATCTCATTTAGGACGTCCAAAAGGTAGAGATTTATCTAAATCACTAAAAATTATAATACCTATTTTACAAAAATATTTAAAACGTTCAATTACTTTTTTGGAAAAAGGAATTAGTCAAGACACTTTAGATATTATTGATAGTGGAGTATATTTATTAGAAAATTTACGATTTCATGAAGAGGAAACATCATATGATAAAATAACAGACAAAGATGAAAATAATTGTATTAAATTGTATAGAAAATTAGGAGATGTATATATATCCGACGCTTTTGGATGTTTACATAGAAAACATATGAGTATTTATGATATGAAATATTCTGGTAAAGAATATGGGTATGGTTATTTGATAAAAAAAGAAGTAGATGCTATAGATAAAATTTTGATAACCAATAAAAATATTCTAGGTATTATTGGTGGTAATAAGATATCAGATAAAATGCCACTAATAAAATCATTAGCATCTTTAAAAAAAAGCACAATATTTGTTGCGGGAGGATTAGCTAAACAATATAATGAAGACATAAATAATGTAGTGATAATGAATGATGGTTATGGAAGTGATACTTTAGAGAATAAAGAAAAAATATATATAGAAAACTATAAAAATACGTCTTTGAATATATATGATATAGGCGACCAAAGCTTGAGAGAATTAAAAGATTTGATTAAACAGAATGATATAATATTTTGGAATGGATCGTTGGGTGTTATAGAAGATGAGCGTTATAAAGTAGGATCTAATAATTTAGTTGAATATTTGCAGATGGAATGCAGTAACAAATATATTGTAATAGGAGGAGGCGAAACAGCATCTTTGTTTGAAAAAGATGTTTCTCATATTTATGTTTCAACAGGGGGTGGTGCATTATTGGAATATGTTCAAAATATTATTTTATTTAGTAAAACATTACCAGGACTTGAAATATTTAGTTAGTTATATTTTAATATTTATTATATTGATTAAAATATATCGATGAATTATGTGTTGTGGTTCAAAGAATGTTCTTATAAAAATAAAGAACTAGTCGGTGGTAAATGTAGTTCACTTGGCGAATTACATAATTTATCAAAATTATTAAATTTTGATATAGCTGATGGTTTTGCAATTACAACAAAGTTGTATGATGATTTTGTAAAAGAAAATAACATACAGCATGAAATAGAAATGATATTAAATAGTATAAATGTAGATAATTTAGTAGAATTAAAAGAAAAATCAGATTATCTAAAGAGTTTATTTGAAAAAAGTAAAATGACAGACATTCAAATAGAAGAAATTTACGAGAATTATAAAGATTTATGTAATTTATATGGAAATGATATATTAGAAGTAGCAGTAAGATCTTCAGCATTAGCAGAAGATATGCCAAACGCATCGTTTGCAGGTCAGCAAGATACTTATTTAAATGTTAAGGGAAAAGAAAATTTAATATATTCTGTTAAAATGTGTTTCGCTTCTTTATTTAACGCACGTGCTATTTCATATCGTAAAACACATAATATTTCAATCAGTGAAGTTAAAATATCAGTAGCGATTCAAAAAATGGTTCGTTCAGATAAAGGATCCGCAGGAGTAGCTTTTTCTATTGATCCAGAGACAGGATATAATAAAGCAGTAGTTATTAACTCATCAAATGGATTAGGAGAATTAGTTGTATCTGGAGGAGTAAAACCAGATGAGGTAATATTAGATAAACGTATATTAAGACATATAGATGGAGATCCTGTTATAACTAAGCATATGGGAAATAAAGAAACAAAAATTGTATATGATGATGAAAATGGTATAAAAGAAGTGAAAACAACGAAACATGAAAAAAATACATATAGTATATCAAATAATGAGTCAATTGCGTTAGGAAGACATGTATTATTATTGGAAGAAGAGTATTCAAAAATATTTAATAAATCTATAGGTGTTGATGTTGAATGGGCGATTGATGGAGTTGATCATAAAATATATATAATTCAAACACGTCCTGAAACCATTCATAGCAATAATGAAAACTTACAAATGAGCAAATATATTTTACAAGAAAAAGGTAAATGTTTAATAACAGGTGTAGCTGTAGGTGATAAAATAAGCTCAGGTTGTGTACGTATAATTGATAATATGGATAATTATGAAACATTCTTAGAAGGAGATATATTAGTTACGGATATGACAACACCAGATTGGGAACCATTAATGAAAATATCGTCAGGTATAATTACAAATAAAGGAGGAAGAACATGTCATGCTGCTATAGTTGCGAGAGAGTTAGGATTAAATGCAGTTGTTGGATGTGGTAACGTTACACAGATATTAGAAAATAAGCAAAAAGTAACTATCGCATGTTCAGAAGGTGAAACGGGTAGAGTATATGAAGGTAAATTAAACTTTTCAATTGATAAAATCAATATAGATAAAAGTAAAAAAATGCCTATAAAATTAATGATGAATGTAGGTAATCCAGAGAATAGTTTTAGTTCATCAATGATACCAAATGATGGTGTAGGGTTAGCAAGATTAGAATTTATTGTAAGTAATTATATAAAAGTCCATCCTCTTGCTTTATCTCATTATCCAAAAATAAGATCAGATATTCGAGAAAAAATTAAGGATATATTAGGAAATGATCATACAAATGGTAAGTGGTTTTTTATACGAAGATTAGCTAGAGGTATTTCAAAAATAGCTAGCGCTTTTTACCCAAATAATATTATAGTGAGATTATCAGATTTTAAATCGAATGAATATCGTAATTTATTAGGAGGCGAATTGTATGAACCTAAAGAAGAAAATCCAATGATAGGATGGCGTGGTGCGTCACGATATTATTCGGATGAATATAAAGAAGCATTCGAGTTAGAATGTCAAGCAATTTCTTATGCTAGAAAAAGAATGAAAATGGATAATATAATAGTGATGATCCCATTTTGTCGTACACCTGAGGAGTGTAAATTAGTTATTGAACTTATGAAAGAAAATGGATTAGTGCGAGGAGAAGATGGATTGAAAATATATCTAATGTGTGAAATACCATCAAATGTAATTGAAGCTGATCATTTTAGTCCTATGATAGATGGTGTATCAATTGGTGGAAATGATTTATTACAATTAACATTAGGTGTAGACAGAGATTGTGAGAGAATAACATATTTATCAAGTGATGAAAACTTGAGTTATAGAAGAATGATAAGTATGGCAATAAAGACATATAAAGACCACGGAGTTAAGGTAGGTTTTTGTGGTCAGCAACCCTCGGATAGTATTGAATTTTGTGAATTTTTAATTAAGGAAGGGATTGATTCTATATCCGTAACCCCCGATTCTGCTTTAAAAACAATATCAAATATAGGTATGTAATAATATAAAGAATTAAATATATATTATACAAAATATATATTTATGTCATTAATAGTTGTAAGACACGGCGAATCTTTATGGAATAAAGAAAATAAGTTTACTGGAAAAACTGATATAGGATTAACTAATAGGGGGACGATTGAAGCAATTGAATGTGGTGAAATATTAAAGGAATATGTATTTGATAAAGTATATGTAAGTTCTTTAAAAAGAACTCATCAAACATATGAGTATATTAAAAATGTTACATTAAAACATAATATATCACCAATAATAAGTGAAAGTTTGGATGAACGAGATTATGGAGAATTAACAGGTAAAAATAAATTAGAATTAAAAGAAATGTATGGTGAAGACGCTGTATTTGCTTGGAGACGAGGTTATACAGATACACCGCCCAAAGGTGAATGTTTAAAAGATGTTATGGAAAGAGTTGGTAAATATTATGAACAATCAATTGCGTTAGATTTACATAATAACGAAAATATATTAATAATATCGCATGGAAATACTTTACGTGCTTTATTTGTTTATCTAGGTATTATTCATTCAAATGATATACATAATTTTGAAATACCTACAGGCATTCCAATTGGTATTAATTATAATAATAAGACATATTGGTATGAAAACAAGTATGAATTAGATGCTTATCAAATATTAGATAGTAGAGGTAATCCAACAATAGAAGCAGTATGTTATAATAAAGATAAACAAATATTGGGAAAAGGATCGTGTCCAAGTGGTGCATCATGTGGATCTACTGAAATGTGTGAATTAAGAGATAAAGATATATTATGTTACCAAGGTAAATCAGTTTATAGCGCTATCGAAAATATCAAAATAGCAAATGCGTCGTTGATATTAAATGATTCTACAATTACAAAATTTGAAAAAATCGATAAACAATTAATGAATTTGGATACAACAGAATTAAAATCTGAAATAGGTGGAAATGCTATAACTGCGATGAGCTTTTGTATGTTAGATGTAGCATCACGATATAATAAGTGTGAAATGTATGAGTATATAAGGAAATATATGAAAAGCGAGTCAATAGATAAATATTTACCAACCCCTTTTGTAAATATTATAAATGGAGGTAAACATGGTATTACATATGAATTGAAAATACAAGAGTTTATGATCTATACAAAACATGATATATCAGCTAGTAAAAAAGTACAAATAGTGACAGAAATATATTATAATTTACGTTCAATACTTGTAATGAAGTATGGTATTAAAGCTAAGGTAATTGGTGATGAAGGTGGATTTTGTCCTCCCATTACATCTCCAAATGAGGCCTTATATCTTATAGAAGAAGCTATCGAGAAATCAGGATATGTTGTAAATACAGATGTGTTTATTGCTTTAGATTGTGCTGCTAATGAGTTTTATAATAAATCAGAAAATACATATGAAATTGAACCAAATATACATTTATATAGAGATGAATTAATTAGTTATTATGGTAGTTTAATTGAAGAACATCCAGCGTTAAAAAGTATAGAAGATCCATTTCATGAATCAGACTATATAGCATGGCGTAATTTCACAAAGCAATATGGAGATAGAATAATGGTAGTAGGTGATGATTTATACACATCCAATAAAAAATATATAACACAAGGTTTACATGAACAATGGGCAAATACTTTATTATTAAAAGTTAATCAAGTTGGAACAGTTAGTGAAGCAATTGAAGGAGCGAAATTAATGTTTGAAAAAAAAAAACAAGTAATTGTTTCACATAGATCAGGAGAAACAAATCATGCTTATCTTATAGATATTGCGGTAGGTATTGGAGCTAGATACGTTAAAATAGGTAGTCCTTGTAGAGGAGAACGAGTAGCAAAGTTTAATAGATTAATAGAAATAGAAAATAAAATGATGTGATAATTATTATATTTAATAATATTATATGTGTTGGAACATTAATGTCACAACCACTTAGAACATCATTTAACTTGTTTAAATAAAAATTATAATTTCAATTGTATCATTATATATTTACACAATAAGCGTAAATATATAATAAAGTGTTTGTATATTTACTATTTCAAAAAAATATCACTATAGATTAGCGTAATTTATTATTGCGGTTTTTTCTAGTCCTTTTCTTATAATAACCACCTTTAACATTTGTTTTGGGATGTAAATGTTCAGCTATGAGAGTAGCACCATCTCTCTGTCCTTGTATCATTAATGGGGAACCATTTTTTTTGCTTTTTCCCATTGTAGTTACAAGCCTTGCAGTTCTTAAGTTTTTGTGCTTAATTTCCTTAATATGATTTTTTATTAATTCCACAATTTCTGGATATTCAAAATCATTTGCAAGAATCAGTGGTGTTTCATTATCATTAGTTTGTACGTTGACGTCAGCACCAGCATCTAGCAGTATTTTTACAAGGTCTTTATATCCCCTACGAGTTGCTATAATAAGAGCGGTATTATTCATATTATCTTTTGCGTCGACATCAGCTCCCCTATTTAGTAGTGTTGATATTATTTCGTTGCGTTTTTCGGGATTTCGTAAAAGTTCTGTTGTCAATGTGAGAGCTGTATCACCATCTTTATTTTTTGCGTTTACATCGGCACCAGCATCCAGTAGTATCTTCACAACGTCTATATTTCCATTATAACTTGCATACATGAGAGAATTATAATCTTCATTATTTTTTCCATTCACATCAGCGCCTGCATTAAGGAGATTTTTAATATCTCTTGCACTATTACCGTAAGCAGATGCTCGTACGAGTGGAGGTCCTTCCATACTACCATTATCCATATTTACATATTCAGGAGCAACTCCACGAAATAGTAGATGTTGTAGTAGGTTTTCTAAACGAACAGAATCATGCATCTCAATAGCCTGAACTATATAAGAATAAACTCGGTCTCCACCATTTTGTTTTCTAGAACGCGTTTTTCTTTTGGATTTTCTTTTTTTTGATTTTCTAGATTTTTTTTTCCCACCGAATAATTGACGCGTAGGTGATTGTGGAGGCGACGAAGGCGGAGTATTAAAGGTTGGAAATATGGGAGGAGCAGGTATAGAGTTTCTTTTTGTAGGTGATTTATGTTCTTCTTTGTCATATGACGTTATTGGTCGTCTTTTTTTTCCAGGATTACCTACTTTTTGTAATAAATAATCATAGCGTTTAAGTTCTTCGCGTTCTTTTGTTATTTCTTCTTTTCCATTATATTCAATATTATTTATATTACATATTACAATTTCTTTATGAAAATTTCCTCGTCCAGGATCAATATGGTTCATTTCATCATTCGCATAACCATCATAACCTCTATCGCAAATATACTTAACTAATGATGTGTCCTTACTATTATCAGAGTTTCTTTTACGTAGTTCATCATTAAAACCATATTGTTCATTAAGAATAGTTTTAATATTAGAAGGTGTATTTTTGTAAAATGTGTTATTTTCACGATCTAATGATAGTAATTTCATATCTTTTTTTGTTTTATATCTATAAACAATTCCATATTGTTCAACATCATCTTTATTTAATCCAAAAAATAATGGTTTGTCAGGTAATTCCTGAGGATTAAAAGTTGGATTAGAATCGCCTCTATATAAAAGGGTATTTTTAGGTATTATATAATAATTTATCTTTGTAACTGGGTCATTATATAGTTGAAAAAATGTATTTGGCATTTATATATATATATTAAATAAAATAAAATAGGTTTCAATTACATAATCCTAAATCATATAGAAAAAATGATAATATATATACATTTTTATCATTTTTTTATTGTATTATTATAAATATGGGGACTAAGTTATTTGATCAATATACATATCTTCATTTTGCTATGGGAATAGTAGGATATTATTGGAATATATCTTTAATAAAATGGATTATTTTACATACTATTTTTGAAATTATAGAAAATACTCATTTTGGAATGAATATAATTAATAATTATATAGTGATTTGGCCAGGAGGAAAACCTAAAGCAGATTCCATTACAAATAATATTGGTGATACGATTGGGACAATAATAGGATGGTTATCAGCGTATGGTTTAGACAAGATAGGTATAAAGTATAAATGGTATAATATTTAGTTAAATAATGTGTATGCCATTTTGTTTATACCATTCATGAACTAGTAGTAGAAATATGTTATCAAACACGTTGACACTCACATGTTTAGGTTCATCATATTCCCACAAACCATCATATACAACTCCATTTTCATAAATCATTTGTCCTTTGCCATGTCTCATATCGTTTTTCATTTGACCACGATATATTTCGCCATTTTTTTTATATACTATAAATTTACTATTTTTTGGAAGATGATATTTGACACATTTTGTAAGGTTATCCATATAATAATCTTCTTCAATAGTTGAAGGGTTTAGTCCCATGAGTCTGCGTGAATATCTGGTTTGCTTATTACTTGACATTATAATACTTTAATGGAAATATAATAGTTAAATATATTTCAATTTTATTTCTTTTCTAGATATTCTTTCCACGATTGTTTTGTTCCTCCGTCGTATGCGAAAGCATATTCATTATTAATTAACCATTGATTAATTGTGCATGTGTTATCATCTTTACAATATATATCAACTAAGAGACGTCCATATTTGTCAAAATCACCACATTTTACTTCTACCATTTTATTTAATATTTTTTCTCGTAAATAATCTCTAACTTCATATCCAAACTTTTTTTCTATACTACAACGAGTTCTTAATTCAGGTGTATCAACTCCTGATAATCGACAATTCCATTTAAATACTTGACCATTAAAAGGAAAAATAATTTTAATAGTATCACCATCATAAACAGATACAACCTTGGCCGTGTGAGTTTGTCCTTCAAATGAAAAAATAGGCGCGTCGTCTAATTCTTCAATATTCATTAATTTATTTATACTTTTATGTTTAAATAAATTACACAAATTATATAAGCACATAGGATCTACACAATATTTATACTTTTATGTTTAAATAAGTTACATAAATTATATAATTACTAAATATAATCATAAATGATTTTAATGATGTTTCATCAATACATAGGATTATTCCTGATATTTGAATACAAATCCAGCAGAATGAGTTCGGTCTCCATTTAATACCTTGGCGATACTAATAAATGATGTTATATGGTGTTCTTTTTGTAAATATTCTCTTGCCTGAAACATATAATTAAATGTTTTAACAAATGTTCCATTTTTTGTAAATACGTCAAATGGTTTATTTTGACCCTTTTTATCTAATATCTTTTGTCTTGCTTCAGGATTTTCATTAAAATATTTTTTCTTTATTTCGCTCATTTGTTTTCTTGCTTCAGGATTTTCCCATTGTTTTTTTGATTTTTCGCTCATTTGTTTTCTTGCTTTTGTATTGTTTTCATAATATTTTTTTAATATATCGCTATGTTTTTTAATTTCTTCTGGATTTTCAAATCGTTTTTTTTGTGATTCACTACATTTTTCTCTTGCTCCTGGTGTTTCTTCATAATATTTTTTCTTTATTTTACTCATTTTTTCTCTTTCTTCTAGGTTGTCTTTGTAATATTGTTTCATTTTTGCGCTATGCTCTTCCCCTTTTTCAGGATTTTCATTAAAATATTTTTTCGTTATTTCGCTCATTTGTTTTCTTGCTTCTGGATTTTCCCATTGTTTTTTTGATTTTTCACTTGCTTTTTTTATTGCTTCTGGATTGTTTTCATAATATTGTTTTAGTCTTTCACTATGTTCTTTTCTTGCTTCTGGATTGTTTTCAAAATATTTTTTCCTTTTTTCACTATGTTCTTTTCCTGCTTCTGGATTTTCCCAATATTTTTTACACATTTCACTCATTTTTTGCTTGACTTCTTCCGTATAAACATAGCCATGATTACCTTCTCCACCAAGCGTCATGTTATATCCATTTCCATCCATATAATAAGATTTATAGTCTTGAATATATCTTATTTCTTTTTCACACAATTCTTCTAATGTATCGGCTGTATCTATTTCTACAAGTTCAAAAGTATCTACCATCTCATATTTTCTTAACGCCTTATATAGACATTTTGTATCGCCATTTTTCCCACAATATTTATGTTCTCTTTTTCGTTGTTCCAATGAAGTCGTCGTTATACCGATATAATGTTTTCCATTAGGAAAGTCTATTTTGTAAATAGAACCACCAGACATGTTGTATATATTATATACTAACATTATATACTAATAACATCAATTTTATAATATAGTATAATTTTTCTTTTTAGTTGGTGTAATTAAGTTCAAAATTATCTAAAAGTGTATTATTTTATTTAATACATATTTTTTATTTGGTTTATTTTTCAGATAATGATAGAATTTTTAATACTTATTTATGAATCGTCGTGGGGGGGCGAAACCCCCCGTTGCGTGATAGTGTGTTGTCATATGGTAGTGTAGGTAGTGTAAGTAGTGTAGAAGGAGTTCTTGAGATGCAATTGTTGCAGAGTAAGTTGCGATGTTGGCGAGAGAGGGAGCTAAAAAGATACGCGGTGTAAAAAAAGTTGACGATATAGTGAATAGTGAATAGTGAATAGTAAGATGATGTTGGTGATGTTGCCGGCGCGAGACGTGGTGATGTTGTTGGTTTCGACGTCGTTGGGGTTCTTGTTGGTGTTGCGTTTCGGAGATTATATATTGTAATATTGTAGAGGTAGTATATAAAGAATACCCGTAGGTGGTATATTTTATAGTGGTAGGGAGTGGTGTAGGTGGTGTAGGTGGTGTAGGTGGTGTAGCGCAAAAGGAAGCGCAAAAGGAAGCGCAAAAGGAATAAAATAGTGACTGATTTCTGGGATTGTCACTCATTTCTGGAATTGTGGTTTTCGTATAATATAATATAATATAATATAATATAATATAATAAAGCAGAGGGATAAAGTGGTATAATAAAATGCGAAGGTAATAAAAAAGACAGGGAGCAAAGAAAGCAGGGTGCGAAAGAGCAAGGGTATATTTTTGTAGGTTTTTGTAGGTTTTTCTTTTTTTGTAAAATTATGAAACATCATTAACAATAACTTGACGTTCCCACCTTTGCTGAGCATGTCGTTTCTCAGGTGGTATCCATCCAGGAACTCTGACAGCGAAGTCTTGGCGACACATAGGACAAGCAGTTCCGCCAGCGGATTGGAAGTGATGGAATAAGCAATCGCCACAAGTTTTGTGACCGCAACGTAGAACGCAGATATTAGTTTGTCCTAAGGGTTCCATACAAATAGGGCATTCGTTGCAGTCGATAGACTTGATAGAAGGCTGGGGTAGAGCGTTGAGCCGATTATTGAAATTTTGCATAGGGTCAACGAGTCTCCATTGTTGTGGGTGTGGGCCGTAAGAGGCGTGATGTGCTCGTGTGCGACTTTGTTCAATACGTTGTTCAATAGAAGTAGAAGTAGAAGTAGGAAAAGGAGGAGGAACGGGAGCGGGTAATGCTCGATTCATCATATACTGAGCGTACTGAGCGTTGCGTTGAGCATTACGTATAGCTTTACGTTGACAGATGTCAAACGTCTTAATTCGTCTATTGATCATGTCAGCAGACGCTTGAGCGATGCGATCAACGATAGGGACCCCGGTGAGAGGATCAGCCATAATGTTTTCACAAAGTACTTTTCTCTCGTTGTCAAAAGTATAAGAGTACCAAAGACCTCCCTTTTTATAAGGGATATGTTGGATAGGCTGAGAACCTTCGGGATAAAACCTGGCCGAAGAAGGGGGTGTTTTAATAAGCCATCGTAGTTTATGTAACAAACTGGAGACGACATTAAGGTCTCTTCCTTTAGTGGCAGTAAAATGAGTCGTAAAATGAGTCTGACCCCGACCCCATTCCAAGTCCATAGGAAGGAGGTCTCCATCTTTGAACCATTCTCCATAATGGCTGTTGTAAGAGGCAATATCAAGTCCATCGTTGATGATGGACATAGCCCGAGTCATAGCAAGTTGGGGGCACGTTGGTCTGGTGTGTCCAGACAATCGGCATTCGGTGCACGGCATAATTCGTTGTATGGTGGTATTCCATGAGTTGAAATAGAGAGACGCATAAAAAAGTTGTCAATTTTTTCTGAGGGAGTAATCGCAAAGGCCAGCGCAAAGGCCAGCGCAAGAGGAATATTATTGTCACTCATTTCTGGGATTGTCACTCATTTCTGGTTTTTGTATAATGAAGCATGAGAGAAGAAAACGGATAACGCATGGACGACCGAGTTCATGTAGCTAGTGTGAGAAAAAAGGCAGGGAGCAAGGAAGGCAGGGAGCAAGGAAGGCAGGGGAGTATTTATTTAGTTTCCAACGAACCCAGAGATGTACCGCAACATGTCGTAGGGCATCTTTTTGAGACCTGCATCGTCTTTTAGAATGTCCATTATCTTCTCTCTACGATCTTTGTAGATACTAACAAACGCTTCTAAGGTCTTCTTCACTGATTGGATATATTTTTGTTGTCTTTTGTCGTAACACGGGTTAAACTCAACTTTTTTACACTCTTTGATAAACTCGTTAGCTTTCATGAACACCACTTTGAGGAACCCAAAGTGCTTGGAGTGGAGATCATGCACCGAGTATTGAATGGTGTGCTTGTTTAACGCCAGGTACACACTTCGAATCACTCTTAATTTGTCGAGTTTTAAACGAATCGTAATCTTATTTTCCGTTACGAGAGAATCCGCACGCCGTTCGCTCAAATCACGCTTGAGACGGGTGAACGAGTTAAACACACTATAGTCTGACCTCACATACTCCATGAAGGCTTGGCATTCATGACTAGGGTATGCTACTCTAAATTCTGGAACGTTTTCATCGTGCCGCTTCCATAATTGAACAAGCGCATTTTTTCTTACTTCTTTATTCACAGACATACCATTGTTCACATGAAAATTGCGTAGTTTATTCCTTGTCGTTTCGCGTGTCATATTATTTGCAATCTTGGTCTTCGACATCACATACTTCCGCAAGTCCCCATTTAGAACTAGAGGCTCCAACGGAATCTTTGTCACTTTCACTTGTGCTGGCATCTTTCTCTTATTCGGACACCTACTTCTGTTTTGGTATTACCTACCCAAACATTTATACGTCAATTTTTTTTGAAACCGCTCGCAAAGGCCCGCGCAAAGGCCCGCGCAAAGGCCCGCGCATCGGAAAACTATTGTCACTCATTTACAGCTTCGTCACTCATTTCTCGGATCGTCACTCATTTCTCGGATCGTCACTCATTTCTCGGATTAAAGATATACCTTAAAAGAAAACTTACAGGGGGGAGAATAGACTTCCGTTGGGGAGCGCACAGGACAACGCATAGAGTGCCGTTGGGGAGCGCAGGGGTGCGGGGTGTAGAGTATGGGGTCTTATAATATATTCAAAACTTATGTCAATTATCTAACTTATACAAGACTATGTAAATAAATGATTAAATAATATAATTTTTATATTATTTAATTATATAATGACAAAAACTTTAAAAACACGAAAAGGACCATCTTCTAGCGCAACTAAATCTAGGGTAGGAACAAAAAAGAAAGGTAATGATGGTAATATGTGGAAAATAGTTAAAAATAAAAATGGCACAAAACGTTGGTTAAAAATATCAAAAAATAAAACTATTAAAAAAAAACAAACTAAAAAAAATAGAACAAAACATATACAAGACGTAGATAATGCTGATATCGTAGATAATGCTGATATTATTAGAAATAAAAATAAAAAGTTATATAATTTTTGGTTAGATTTAGCCAATACAAAACATAGTGTTTTTGTTTATAAAGATAAAAGTTATAAAATAATTAGAAAAAATATTAGAGAAGAACAAGAAAAAGCTGAGAAAAATAATAATGTTATAGCAATTTTAGATAGTGGTCCTAGTTTTGATGCTTATAGAGAACTATATAGAAAAGCCAAAAATAAAAGTGTTGAAGAAGTTATTAAGAATTATAAAAAATACTTTAATGAGGGATCATCAGGAAAAAGAGTATTTTGTTAATTATTTGTCTCATTTTCTTTTCGGTCGGTGTTATATTGTTTAAATAATATAAAAAATATATTATTTACACCCTTGAAGATTTAAAACGCCGTTTTTTGAAAATATAATAAAAATATATAAATAGTTTTATTATGTATTATTTATAGTAATGGATAAAATAAACTATTTATATAATGCTATTGTTAAACATTTAAATAATAAATGGATATTCCATGATGACAACGAAACACAAGTTATAAATGAAAATAATACAAAAAAACTTCCATATGAATTAGTAAATATCATACTTGAGTATGATGGACGAATCAAATATAAATATAAGATAAAGAATAGTATTGATTACCATAAATTTGTAAACGTAATCCATAAACACGACCAAAGATACAATGTAATTACACCGATTATCAGTAAGAAAAAAAAAATTATGAAAGATAGTTACAGAAATGAGTCCCGACCCAATACCAGTTTTTATTTTGAATTTGCATTTGATAATCAACCCAATTTAATATTATGTTATGATTTTAACTGGTCTTATAATAATGTCTTTGAAATATGTTATACGGATTTGAAAGGTTTATGTACTGTCAAAACCGTATATGTATAGAATAAGTTCTTGGGGCAAATCATAAAAAAAGTTTTTTTCTTCTTTGGCAACCATCATGTAATATATTCACGTGAAATATGTTTATTCTATTTTATTTTATCATGTAGACCTAAGTATTAATATAAAGATATTAGTATTAATATAAAGATATTAGTATTAATATAAAGATATTATGATTTTTTCATTTTTGAATTCTATTTTTGGTTATAACAAAACCAACAATAATATTACCAAAAATAATAAGATAGATAAGTTGTGTAAAAAACTTCCATATGAATTAGTAAATATCATACTTGAGTATGATGGACGAATCAAGTATAAGTATAAAGATAAAAATGCAGTTGATTATCATAAGTTTGTAAATATAATTCATAAACACGATCAAAGATACAATATAATTGTACCGATTATCAATAAGAAACACAAAATTATGATGAATACAGAAACGAGACCAGTTGATACAAGTTTTTATTTTGAGTTTTCGTTTGATAATCAACCGAGTTTAAGTTTATGTTATGATTATAATTGGTCTTACAACAATGTGTTTGAAATATGTTATACTGATATGAAAGGGTCAGGACATATTCTTGGAAGCGACCAAGTTAGAACTATATATAAATAAACGTAGGTGAAAACATCGTTTTAAATCTTCAATGGTGTAAAGATATTATGGGTTCAGGAATAATAATTATAATTATAGTAATAATAATTATTTGCGTTGTCATTCGTATTGTATAATATTAAAATATATTATAATGATATCTACAATAGTAGGGTTTGTAAATAATTACAAATATGAACTAATAGGGGGGACTTGGGGATATTTATTAGCATACAAAGAAAAGAATCTTAGATGGGGAAGATATGCGAAGACAATTGCGACACATCCATTATATGCTTTTATGGGTATCGGAATAGGATATACTTTAAAAAACATCCATATACACAATTTTATACCTAATTTTTTCTCTTAGATTTTCTCCTAGATTTTCTCCTAGATTTTCTATGTTTCTTTTTATGTGTTCTTTTTCTCTTACTTTTCATAGATTTACCCCCTTGTGTAATATTTCTATTGGGGTTTTCTATCGCATATGTATCCACTAGCAAGTTTCTAAACGCCTCGTTGTTTGTTACCAAAGCGTCCGCATTCATAAGAACGAGTCCTCTACCAAACTCATTTGGTGCTATTAAATCTACGATTTCGTTCACAGCATTTTGTTGTTCTTCGCGTGTTGTATATTCTTCACTACGAGTTAATATGTCATTTACTGCCATAAGTCTCTCTTCTAAATTATTAACATTACAAGGTTCTCTTGTAGAAGGTCGAAGCCCGCCTTTTCTTGTTCTTTTTACAGATGTCTTTTTCATTTATATTATATATTAAGATAAATTAACGCTTGCCTATTTTACGAAGATATGAACTATCAAAAGGAGAATCGGTTAATCCAAGAATACTAGCTTCTTGATATTCTTTCAAAGCATCCTTTTCTTTTTTATTTCTCTCAGATGTATTATCATCTTGACGAACAAAATATTTAAAATCTTTATTCTTTAATGGTATTCGTTCAATACCCTTTTCTCTTGCCTCTTGCGCTCTTCTTTCTTTATCTTTTTCCAACCAATATTTATCTTCAGCACGACGTGCTTGTTTAACTCTTTCTTGTTCTGCCATATTCACATCTAATGGTTTTAATACCATGCCAGGTGGAGGAACTATTTTTCTGACAGGTGGAAGAGAAATTTTTTGTTTTTGTTCTTTTTCTAAATGTTGTTTAGTTGGTCTAATAGATATTTTTTTCATAGAACGATTTAAGTCAGAACTGGTATTAGAAGAACTTCTAGATTTAGATTTAGATCTACTTCTAGATCTACTTCTAGATCTACTTCTAGATCTAGAACGCGATCGTTTTCTGGTCCCACCTTGTTTCTTATTTCTATATTTTGTCATAAGTTTTTGTGTGTATCCCATATAATTAATAAATATTTTAATTATTTATTAATTTATAAACTCTCACTATCACTAACACGATATCTAAATCTATCAATTAATGCTTGCCTTTTTGAACGCTGTTTTTTTGTTGTGTTATTCAATAAAGACGTAGAATTCTTTCTTTTTTTCTTGCTTTTCTTTGAAGATATTGATGATGGAGATGATATATCCATTCGGTGAGAAGAAGATGATTTGGAAGATGATATATCCATTTGATTTTCCTTTTCTAATACTTGTTTCTTTTTCGTTTTCATAGCATACATTTGAATACGTTTTTCCCTACCTTGCTTACGTTTTTCCCTAGCCTCCTTGTTTTTTTTTATAGTGATATTTCTTTTTTTCTTTTCTTGTTGAATTCTTATCTTAGTTTCTTTATCTTTCTTATGTTTTTTAGTAATTCGATGACTAGAACTGGATCTATTAGATTTAGAACTTCTTCTTGGTTTATCAGCCTTTTTAGTTATATAATACATGGTGATATATTCTCCCTTCTTCATATAATCATGAAGACCATCATAACCAGTCTTAAAAATAGATTGTTGAGGATCCCAAACATAGAGTATATCATTCTTGTCTTTTCCCACAACAAAAGAATGACCATTACCCCCTCTATGTCCATTTATAATTGTCCCATATCCTTTTTTTAAATTTTTCTTTAATATTTTATACCATGTAAAGAATGGTTTTGTTGCCCATGACATATAATCAACACGTTCCACGTTATAAATATCCTCAGCATATTTAAATATATAAAGAGGTATTTGTTCATGTTCTATACTATGAGTCCCATTTTTATCATGTACATATTTAGCAATCTGTTCAGCTAATTTGCGATCTTTTATTATGTCTAAAAAGTGAAATGTTTGAATCGTGCAATCTTTAGCTTCATCACGAGGTATATAAGGGTTAAGACATTTCCAGCTATCAAAAGCAGATGATTTAATTGGAACTTGAAATAATGAATCGAGTCTTCGTTTTAAAATAGTATAATCTGAACTATCTAGTTTAGGATTAATAGACATTAATATAGTATAAGAAAATAATTATAAATAAGTAAATAAGTAAATAAGTAAAAAAATATAAAAATTGAAATAAAATAAGTAGATAAATAGATCAAGTAAATAACATGATAATTGAAAATATATTTAACAAGTTACCATATGAGTTAAGAAGGTATATAAGAGATTATATAAAGCCTTACATAAAGTATTCATATTACGTAGATAAAGAAGATGAAATAATAGAAAACTTATATTTAATAAGTGATTATGGGTGTGGATGGGGATTAATAAATGATTTATACCAATACATATGTACAATAAGTGGCCCAATACAAAATAATGTAAATAAAGATACCGAAATAAATACCGATATAGATACTGATATTTTTAATCCTTATTTATTAATGTATTATGATTATGAGATGCTAGAGGGATCAAGGGTAAAAGAATGGTATTGGGATGATAGTGGAACAGACTATGAAAGGTATGTATGTGATATAATATGTTATTTAAGTTATATATTTAAAATATTAAATAATGACTCAAATGAAGAAGAAATAAAAACAAAAAGAAAACAATTCATAAGTAAAATAACAGAAATCAACAACATGTATTCATATATAATACAAAATGGTGAAGCAGTTAGAGATAATGGATATTTCTCTCATGAATGAAAATAAAAATTGAATAAATTATTTATAATGTAAATTATGAATAATTGTGAATATGAATACAAATAATACAAGTCGGGTGATAATTGCTTTATATCGTGCGAAGTTGCGTGAGTGTTATAAAGTTGGATATAAATATGGGGATTGGAATCCACAACATATAGTAGATATTAATAGATTAGGAAAGAAAAAAATAATAAGATATAGACAGCAAGGTCTATTAGGTTCTGTGTTATGGAATACAATTAGGGATGAATACAAATATAACAAAAATGAGGATGATAACATGATAACAAATATCTTATTGGAAGAAGCATTTATAGTGCTAAGAAAAGTAAATAAAATAATATGTCATAAGAAATACAATAAATAATACAATAAATAATACAATAAATAATACAATAAATAATACAATAAATAATACAATAAATAATAAATAATAAACATAATTATATTGTTTTATCTTTTACTTAGCTACAATAAAGTGTTCAATATATCGTTTAATATCAATAATAGCGAATGGATGGAAAATCCTTTTTTTTTGTAAGTGTGTGCTGATACTACGAAATGTATTGATCTCATCATTTTTTTGTTGAATAATATATTTATGACAAAGTTTATGTTCGCGCATATTGATATTGTATTTATGAATATTATTATATTTGATAAGTGTCATATCCTGTATACATTTATCATCATCAATTAAATTAAAGTATATATCTTTACTAATAAGCCTATCTTGACGAAGTTGATATAAATAATGATATATAGAAGATAGATATCTCTCTTGTAATCCAAAATCAGTTTCTTGTTGAATAGAATCAAAACTATTAGCACGAAAGCGACGATTTTTCGAAAGATAATACATAAGTGTAAAAGAGTAACTACTAAAATAAAACAATATATATATATTCGCCAAAATAATTAGTCTAGGTTTGATATTTTCTCTCATGACCTAAAAATCTAGTAGATATAAATAATAAAAATGAAAATAAACTAGAAATAAAAAAAATAAAAAATATATAATATATAGAATGAATTATGAATGTATGATTGATGAAAAATGGTATGATTTTAAAGTATTGGAAAAAGGAAGTATAAAAGATGGTATAGCTGATAAAGAAATAAATAAAAGATTACTAGATTTACCGAATATAGTATATGGTAAATATTGTGCAAATACAGAAGGTTATCATCCAACAGGTTGCACGGAGTATGTATTTGTGAGTAGAAATACCCTACGTTATAAAAAAAATTGATTCAACAGGTTAATATATAAATGTATTATATATTAACAATCATCATGTCAATTGAGTATTATACGCATCTAATGAGAGGACCCATGGGTGGAGATGGTGTAGACACGCACATAAAAAAGCTAAATGGATTGGCAAATCAATATAGTAGGAGTAATGGAGCGCGCTCTTTAGCAAGAGCGATCAACTTGTATAATATTGCGTGGAAGCTACAAATAGAAATGCGTGGTGAACAAGATCCACGATCATTAAATGCATACATGAATGTGTATAGAATAGAAGATAGAGTTAATAAGGCAAAGATTGGAAGAAAGAATAGCCAAATGTTGAATAAAAAGAAGCAGAAGTTGGCCGAGTTGAATAATGCTGAAAAGAATCAAATGTTCAAAAAGTAACTCGATAAGTAAAGCTATTCACAGGTAAAAAAGTAATTAAAAAATCAAATAAATGTTTAATAAAACCAATATAAAAAGATAACAAGTTATAAAGAGTGAAGGGGGGGTGTAAATATGTTCTTGTAGCTCAGTTGGTTAGAGCATCGGTCTTATGAGCCGAAGGTCCACGGTTCGAGCCCGTGTTTGAACAAAGTGATGGAACCACTATAAAAGTTCCACCTAACCTACCCGGTTAGCTCAGTCGGTAGAGCGCACGCCTTTTAAGCGTGTGGTCGTGGGTTCAAGCCCCACATCGGGTGCGGGGAGAGGTGGACGCCATGTAAGATCCCCAAATGGGTAAGAAACATCACAAAAAAAAATAAAAATAGTTAATTCAATCTAATCGAACCTAATTCGAAACCAAACCAAACCAATAATAGGTGTTTCATCATTCTAAGCGATGGGTGGGGGCTTAGGGTCGACCTTGATATGTCGTAAAAATATCAATCAAAGCACGGATGTCCGAGTGGTCTAAGGAGCCAGACTTAAGACCTGGTAGCATACGCTGCGTGGGTTCGAACCCCACTTCGTGCATAAAAGTGAATAAAAACCACTCTAAAAGTTTTTTTAACATAATTTTTTTAGTATAATTAAAAAACTTATGTAAAGTCAAAGTCAACTACAATAGGATAATGATCATTATTATTTAATTGTATACAGAGATATATAATACATAGGCTAACCAAACACCGAAAAAGTTTTTAGAGAATAAGTCAAGAATATTATAAGCGATATTTTTAGAATTATGCGCGAGTTGTGCGGCGACGCCATATAAGCTCCATAAAAGAAGAAAAACATAAAATATATTTTGTATTGATGGGTTATCGACAACATAATTTTTGTAAATAATATAGAAATAATACGCAAAAGCAGCAAATCCAACAATAGATGAATATAATAAGGAACCAGGATTGTTTTCTCCATATAATCCAGCAATAAGCATAATAGTGTTAAGAACAAAAATGGGAATTAGTGTTTTCTTTTCTTGTTGAAAGACATCATACATATCAAGATTTTTAGTATCTTTACCACTCTCCTTATGTTTAACATAAATAAAGTATACAATAATAGTAAAGAGCATAGTTGGAGTTGTAATAAACCAATCATAATATCTTTTCGGAGTGATATTATTAACAGAAGATATATTATATACGAGCCAGACATAGAAAGTAGCTTCGACAATTTGAACAATAAGTTCTAAAGAAATAAGTTGTGTAAGAATTTTGTATTGAGGTTTTATAGGCCAAGTGAGTGCCCATGTATCCACGATAGCAGTAATAATCTGAATAACCAAAGAAGCAATTACAGAAAACTGAAGTAATTGTGTAGATGCCATATAATGTATAAAGGGATAAAATATATATAAAACATAATTAAAAATTAAAAATAAAAATGAATATATAATAAAATGTATCGTAAAATATGTGAAAAGACGTTATATGATGTATTACGATATAAGAAGCATAAACAAAGTATGTTAAGATATGAGATAGAAAAAGGAAAAGGAAGAAATCCATATTATGCTAATAGTTATTTGTCATGGGTAAAATATCAAGTGCAAGAGATAGAAATATATGGATTGGATAAATGGTTACAAGGGGATGAAGCATTAGGTAAAGATAAATGTAAAGATGAAAAATGAGTAAAATGAGTAAAATGAATAATATAAAGATATTAGTATATTTATATTATATTATATTATATGTCATATAGGAGTTGTGAAAAATATTGGGTAGGATTATGCAATATGAGTGTTCAGAAATTAAATAATTCAACAAGATTAAGTTGTAATGAACAATATAACATAAAAAAAAGTTTATATGAGTTGCGTAAGAAATCATATAGTAATTTACATTTATATAAGGAAAGTAAGGAAAGTAAGGAAAGTAAGGAAACTAATATAGTTAATAAAGTTAATCAGCTTTGTCAAGTTGATGAAAAGCTTGAATATAAATAATGTATTTAGCTTCATCTATAGATAGAGGATTATATAGAAAAACAATATAATTGAAAAATAGATATTGAAATAATACCAGGAGTCCACAAAAGCCAATATATTGAATGGTTTTAGTGAGGGCTTCATTTTTTTTTTGAAGGGAAGAAATAGGTAATTCAGACTCATAATCGTCAATAGAACCTTTGCGATATGTTAGTTGAGAATGAGATGAAATTCCAATAGTTGTTAAACCCGAATATTTTTTATACGAATGATAATCTTTATATTTGATATAAATAATGTATGCGAGTAACCAGAATAATGTGAACGATCCCCAACACTTAATAGTAAAAATAAAAAGTTCATAATTTTGTTGATTTCTTCTCTCTTGTGCCAAAATACTTTGTGTGTTTAAATTATATTCAATATTTTGTATAGTTTGTATAGTTTGTATAGTTGGTATAGTTTGGTTATAAAAGATAGTAGAAATAATATTAGATGTGTGAAAAGGAAATGAAATGTTAGAAGTGGATGGTGGAATGAAAAAGGGTTGTTCAACGATCTGTAGAATTTTACTTTTAAACATATCTGTTTCCATAGGTCCGATATAGTAAAAGAAAAAAGAAGTTTCAATAAGCATAATTCCGATAATATGAAATAGAATAGAAAACATGATAGTTTAGTTATTGTATGATATTTATATTTATAATATAAATAATTTTAAATATTAATATTATTTTTGTTATTTCTAAGTTTTGTGTTAATTTTTTGTTTTAAAAGTTTTAAATCATCAGGATTGGAATGAATAACCAACTTGTTATTAATATAATTGAAACACGTGTGGCATATAACAAATATAGTATCATAATAGTGAGGGAAATCCAATGAGCATGCGGATTTAGAACAAATACCTTCACCACATCGATTACACACGCGTTTAATATATGCGTCATCACATTCATTACATTTTTCACGAAACAAACTTATATCTGAAATATAAAAAGACATTTATTTAGTATTAGTTGTGTTGTTGTAATATTGGTAAAAAAAGTCAATTTTAATAATATTTGTAAATATATATAATGAGTGAAACAAGAAAGAAATATAGTAAAAATATGGATCAAATTGATTTGTTACGTGAACATAATAAAACAAGAAAAAACCAGCGGGAAACAAAGATACAATATTTAGATTCACCAAGAAAGCTGTCGGGATTGTTTTCTCCTCCGATATCAAAAAAGGAAAAAAAAAGATCATACCGCCCAACCCCGCCGATTATGATAAAATCTGCTGGTGATGAAGATGTAAACAAAAGAGAACTATCAAGATCAAGATCAAGATCAAGATCATCAGTAGGAAATCTAAGTGAAATGGATAGTAGTAGTTCAGGTTCCGTTCCTTTACGCAATATGTCTTTTATTTATGTTCCAGATAGTAAAGAAAAAGAGAAAGAAGAAGAAGGAGACATAGAAAATCAATTACCAAGTTTTCGTAGATTAACAAAAAAAGATAGAAAGTTAACCTCGCCTTATTTAGGTGCGGGAGGCAAGAAATCAAAAAGAGTAAAAAGGGTAAAAAAAACACAGAAGAAGTATAGAAGTGTGCGTGGTGGTTCAGGTGATATAAGTGATTTAAAAAAAAAGTTAGAAGACGCGAAACAAGGAGATAAGAGTAAATTGAATATGCCAATTGAAGATATTAATAGATTATTATTAGTAGCAAGTAAAAATGGTAACAGGGAAGCGGTGATTAGATTATTTTTAAACCATAAGGTAAATCCTAATTATCAAAATAAATATGGTAATACTCCGTTGATAGTAGCAAGTGATTATGGGCATGATAATGTAGTGAAAATATTATTAAACAAAGGTGCTGATCCAAATATAGAAAATACAAATGGGTGGACCCCGATAGATTTTGCGGTAGGTTATTTATCTGAACAAGGCAAATCAAAAAAAGAAATATTGGACTCAAAATTATTTAAATTGTTATCTGACGCGGGAGGGCATCCAGGAGGAGCATTTTTTAATTTATTTATAGAGGACAATAATTTAAAAGATAGCGATGAAAATACAAGGGCGATGCGACATAGAGTGACAGAACCAGGAGATGATAGTAAAAGTAAATAATTCTGCTATATGTGATTGTTATTGTTATTATACATCTGTTTACCCGTGATATATTTTTGGTCACGTTCGTCTTGTTGTTGTTTTAATTTAGCGAGTTTAATAGATGTAATGTTTTGTTCTTTAAGAAGTTGTTGATTAACATGTTCAATAGTATTTTCATATCTTAGTCTAGGAGATAGTAGGGATTGTTCATGTTTATACAATTTAATATCGGATAAATGTTGTTTTATAGCTTGTTCTCTGTGTTCAACATGAATAAGATTCAAATCAAGAGACATAATACCTTTGTATCCTTGTAGAATATTTTTAGGGGACATTCTGATATATATTATTATTATTAAAGTAGTAATATATATCAATTTTAGTAATAATAATTAAAATATTAATATATATTAATGAAAACAAAAAGAAATACAAAAAAAGGTGGTTATAATAAGGATAACTATAAAAGAAAAACACGTCGTAGTAAGTTAGGAGGAGGAACTAGAAAGCGTACGACGGAAGAATTATCCGATGATAAGTTGCGTGAATTAAATATGAAAATGATGAATGATGCATTAGGACAGGTGAGTCGTCCAAGGAAAAGGGCAAAGAAAGAAGCAGAAGAGAATGCAAAGAAAGAAGCAGAGAAGGCAAAGAAAGAAGCAGAGAAGGCAAAGAAAGAAGCAGCGAAGGCAAAGAAAGAAACAGAGAAGGCAAAGAAAGAAGCAGAGAAGGCAAAGAAAGAATCAGATGCTAAAACTTCTAAATTACAACGTGACTATCAAAAAAAACAAAAAGTTGAAGTATTAATTAAAAAAGGTATGGAGCATCCACCAGGTTCTTTACAAAGAGCATTCTTTAACTATACAATTGAAGATGTGGAATCGATGGATTTAGAACAATTACATAATATATATAAATTATGGCGTCGTGAAGAAGCATTAAGGCGAAAGGGACATCGAATGGAGAAAAGAGGTCATACTAATACCGCACCATGGTCAAACGAAGAGGAAAATACATTAATAGAGTTAGTACCGATGTATGGAAATAATTGGGTAGAGATCAGTGCTATAATGGTAGATCGTTCACCTCAGAATATTCGTAATTATTGGGATAAATACTTAAAAGGTGATTATGGTAAAGCGCCAGAATTACATAAACCAAAAACACAAAAGGTAAAAACCCAAAGTATGAGAACACAAAATGCAAAAACGCAAAAGACAAAAACAAAAAAGGCAAAAACACAAGATGAAGAAGACCAGGAAATGATGGATGATATTATTTCTGTAATAGGGGAAGAAGATGAAATTGAAAAAAAACATTTAGGTATGGATGATACACCAAAGAAAATGAGGATGAACTATTCAGGTGATGTTGCGCCAGGTCCAAGCATACCGATGGATTTGTTTGGTAGTAAAGATGTGATAGAAGATGAACGTAATATGATATATAATCCTCCAGAGTTTAACCATATCTCAAGAAATGAAGACAACTCGGAAATGTTAAAAGAGCTAGATGATATATTTCCCGAATATAACAATTATCATAGAGGTGGAAGCAGAGAGTCCAAAATAGATAGAGCGAATAAAAGAAAACGATTAATAGAAAAGGAGAAAAAAAGACCTTTAACTGAAGAAGAATACGAAGAATGGTATGAGATAATAGCTGAACAAGAGTTAAATAGTCAATTGCCATATATACGTTATTTAGCGGATTATAATAACAATAAGTAAAAATGAAATATATAATAACAATAAGTAAAAATGAAATATATAATATGTATTGGATAATGTATATTATATGCGTGTGAAAGTCGGAATAAACGGACTAGGAAGAATAGGCAAGTGTATAATGTTACAACTACTAGAAGACGCAGATGTAGAGGTAGTAGCGATAAATGCGACGAATATAAAAATAGAAGAAATAGAGGATTATTTGAGGTATGATAGTAATCATAAGAGGGATGTTCCAGAAATAAAAATCCAGACAAAAGGTGTATTTAAATTAGGTAAACATACGATACAATTATTAAATGATAGGAAAGCGGAAAACTTAAATTGGAGAAAATATGGATGTGAGTATGTAATAGAAGCGACGGGAGCATTTTTAACACAAGAGAAGTGTAAATTGCATGATGTAGAAAATGTAATAATGACAGCACCAGCGAAAGATGATACGAAAACATATATTTATGGGGTAAATCACGAAGATTATGAAATGGAATCGATAGTATCTGCGTCATCTTGTACAACGAATTGTTTAGCTCCATGTTTAAAGTTACTATGTGATAAATATGATATATCAGATGCGTCATTTACGACGATTCATGCGGCGACAGCATCGCAATATACGGTAGATGTAACAAAGAATGCGTCAAGGACAAATCGTTCAATCTTGAATAATATAATACCGCACACAACGGGTGCATCATCGTCAATAAGTAAAGTGATTCCAGAATTATCCAATAAAATCTATGGAACAAGTTTAAGAGTTCCTGTATCTAATTGTTCATTAGTAGATGTAAATGTGAAGGTGAATGGAGACATAAGGGTGCAAGATGTAGTGATGGTATTTGAAGATAGTAAGTATAATGGGGTAGTAACAAATACGACAAACAAGAAGGTAGTGAGTAGTGATTTTATGACGACAGAATGTCCTTGTATATTGGATATAAACGCGTCTCTAGACATGGGAACCAATTGTGTGAAGTTAATGTTATGGTATGATAATGAATGGGCGTATAGTAGTCAAATAATAAGATTTTTAAAATACGCTGACAAAAGAAGAAAAAAATGTTAAATGATATAAAGAGATGGAATATAAAAAAATAAACCTAATAGATAATCGTAATCTCTCATTAGATAAATATAGTGAAGAGATGGAAACTTGTAACGAATGTAACATAGAGGCAATAGTGGATACATGTAATAAATGCGGAAATGGTGTTTGTCGGAGTGATAATTGCTGTTTATCATTTCCTGATCGATATAATACAACATTTATTATTTGTAATGGATGTTGTAAAGCAATTGAAAATAAATTAGTAAATTATAAAGATGTAAAATGTGTAGATAGTCCTGATACACCTGGCACACCTGAGATACCTGAGATACCTGAGATACCTGAGATACCTGAGATACCTGAGATACCTGAGATACCTGAGATACCTGAGATACCTGAGATACCTGAGATACCTGATAATGAGCCAGTTGATATAAGTGAAGATTATTAATAAATTACGTAAAAAACAAAAAATATAAGTCAGATATAGTTATATGATTCGGAAAAATTATACTCCATATTGTTCGAATATGAATATGAATATCCATATCAATAATAATTGGGATAACAATAATAACAATAATAACAATAATTGTGATAGAAGTGATAACGTTGTATTAAGAAAAGAATATAAATGGGTCATCGCCATCATAATGCTTAGCTTTATTCATAGGTTTACCATAATTTTTAGCAGTAGGAGTGCATAGAATAATATTAGTTTCTTTTTCAAGAATAGCAATAGCAGGTGTGCAATTAAATTTAATTGCGTCATTATTGGGGTTATATGAATGGAATAAATCAAGTTGTTTTTGTGTATTTTTAAGTTTTAAAAGAAGTTCTTTATCAGGATCCGTAGATTGGGTGACTTGTTTATGAGCGTTATATTCTTTATGGAATAAATCAACTTGTTGTTGTGTATGTTTAACGTTTTCTAATATATTATTATTTTGTGTAATGATCTCATTAATATGTTTATTAATCTTATCCATTTGCTAAATATATAAATAATAAAATAAACATTTTATCGCAACAAAAAAATATTTATTAGATTATTAGATTAAATGAATTAAAATTATATTTACAATAATATTTTCCAGTCGGTGGGAAAGTCGCTTCGTATATCTGCGACATGAACTGAGCAAGTAATATTTTTATCCTTAATATTGGATATTGAAAAAACATTAGGATGAATAGCATATTGTATACTGGTATGAGGGGTATGAGAGAAATCACATTCAAAATCATTACAAATAGTTTTATATTTATTCCATAATGTAGAAGTTCCAGCATATCCCCAAGAGCACATTTTATTATTGTCATGAATATAGTAAGAAGACGGGTAATATTCATGTTTCCCTTTTATAACAACATCTGCATGATCACCACACTTTTGAACAATTTCATGATATAATCTAAATGCGTCATCACGTGTTAAAAAACATGCTATAGTGACATGTCCAATATGTTCGGTATTAAAATGCCGTTCATCATAAGTTAACCATACACCATATTTATAGCCCATATATAAAGTAATAAACATAATTAAATATACATTATATCTAATATCTAATTAATTTAAACTTGTGGTTTTGACTAGATTATTTTCTTTGTAAAATAACATTTGACAATAAAATATATAACTAAAGTATGGGTAATGGTGTGAGTATAGAAGAGTATGAGAATAAAATAAAAGAATTAGAAACCCGAGTATTGCAATTAGAATTACACGTATTTTTAAAAATGAATATAAATAATAATGTCAATCCAGGGTTAACACCAAGCAATTATTTAAAAGAAAAAGAAAAAGAAAAAGAAAAAGAAAAAGAAAAAGAAAAAGAAAAAAATAAGTTTCCCTTAAATTTATCAAATAAAACTAACGCAATATCAGAAGATGATTATAGTTATTATGATGAGGATGACGGGATAAAGTATTATGTTCGCAAATCTGATGTAAGTAAGGGAGAATTAAGTAAAAAACTTTAATAACGTAGAATGTAAAATAATATAGTTTTATATTATTTTAATTTTTAATTTTTTTTAAGAGGACCAATCACGTATGCGTTGGAAGATGTAGGATGGGACGAATGTCCCATGTATACATCGTCATCAACAGGTATAGCTCTAATTGGGAGAGTTGGTGTAGTAGTCGTTTCTGAGCTAATATCCATAACAGATGCTGATAATGATGGACTGCTATTTTCATCACCATTAGTAGCCAAATATATTTCCGTGGGAGTAATTTGATTGTAGTATAATCCCAATTCCTGGCTATTTGAACTGCCTTGTGGTGGGATATAGGTAATAACATCATTTGAACTAAGTCCGGGATAACTAGTGGAACTAACATAGAATCCTCTGAGTGGGAACCCTAGTGTAGAAGTTTCATAAGTTTTACTTCTACTTATTAAATAATTAGAATCTACGGGTGAAAGTCTTGTCATCATAGTTGTAGAACTACCAGGTGTATTATTACTAATAGTTCCACCTACATAGCTTGTTCTATTATTGCAAATATATGTCATAGCGGTTTCCATTATAAGTGAGGAAGCCCCAAAGTTGAGATCGGTGCCACTATATCCATAAGAAATAATTCCAATAATATCACCATTACGATCAATAATAGATGAACCAGAGTTACCTCCCATTATATCGCAGTCAGTAAATAAATTTGCTATGTAGAGGGAATCAGGATTTTTAGTATCTCGTATATATCCGGGCGCTATGGACACGGCATCATAGCCTCCAGGATCACCAATAACAAAACACTGGTCGCCGATTTGGTATGATGTGCTTGCGCTCCATGTTTGTGCCTTTTGATCAGTGAGACCACTTTGATCAAATGTAGTCCCATTTTCATTTACGAGTTCGAGCACGGCCAAATCAGCATAACCAGCGATACCTACGATACGGGTTTTAAATAATCGATTAATGCCTGTATTATTAAAATTAGATATAGATGCGTATACATTAAAATAATTATTTCCGGTGCGATTACCTCCGGTATCCAAAACACAATGTGCACATGTTCCTATATATTTACCGGGATGAGTTCCAATATGATTAAAGAAAAATCCAGATGCAGTATAATTGGAGGACCCACGTAGTGTAAGTGTTACAGAAGCATCACGATTAGCATCGTATAATGCTGCTACATTAGTAGGAGTAGGAGTAGGAGTAGGTGTGGGTGAGTTTTTGATGATTTTAACGCTTGATGTAATATCATTAAAGTCACCGCCAACAACAACAAGATTTGGTGTGTTAGAACTCGATGTATATGTTCTTCCTAAAAAGTTATCATGTTCATATAAAATGAATGTGTAAGTGGAACCATCAGAATTGTTTATAATACGAACAGATGATATATCATCGTTCACAATACCTCTAGCTTCTAATTGTGATAAAGTATAATCGCCTTCGGTAAATGGTAGGGCGCCATAATCATCATCATAGTTAATGTTTTTATAAAAATAGACTCCAGGAGAACTCATAATTATATATTATAATATGATATAAAAATAATATCTTTAGTAATGATATATGCAGATCTTCATAAAAACACTAACAGGAAAAACAATAACATTAGATGTAGAACCAGGTGATTCAATTGATAATGTTAAGCAAAAGATTCAAGAGAAAGAAGGTATTCCCCCAGATCAACAACGTTTGATTTTTGCTGGAAAACAATTAGAAGATGGTCGTACTTTGTCAGATTATAACGTGCAAAAGGAGTCGACATTACATCTTGTTCTGAGACTAAGAGGTGGAAATTAATAATATAAATGTTTGAATTAAATAATAATAATATATTACTATTATTATTATGAAACCCAAATTACCTTGGGAAATAATTAGATATATAGATTCATTTATTTGTAGTCGAGATACAGCACATGGCGGACTATGTAATATTTATAATATGCGGTCAAAATGTGAAATAATAAAATATAAAAGTCTAGTCTGTTGTGAGTTTCATGGAAATAGTGATGTAAAAAATAGTATACATGTCTTAAAAAAAATGTTAGAACTAAGACCAAATAAAAAACATATATGGATTCATTTTAATAGTCAACAAGCATTACGTTATGCGCAATCATATTTAGTTGATTTTGGAATAATGATGGGGACTTGTTGTAATAATAAAGGAGCTAAATTATTATATTCTCCTCGGGGTTCTCATTATGGAACTAATTATTATTTAAATCGTGAAAATCGTAATATATATGGACACCTATATGGCAATACACATGAATATATGGATGTAGATATAGAGGATATCTCATCACAATCATCAAATGATGATAGTGATATCGATTAAGTATGACACATACGTGAGTTCATAATGCATTGTTCAATAGAAGATACATCTTTAATAATATCCTGTAACGAAGTATAGTTAGTCTGAGCATATGAAATAATATTATTAATTTGTTCAAGTTGGGTCTTCATATAATGAACATCATAATACATTAGAACGATGTATGTGCTACATATAGTGGTTGCAGTAATAATGGGTATGAGTGCGCAATAATATAAAACAGGTGTATTTTTATTGGATCCGGAAGAAATAAGAGGATCATTATAATTCATATTTAAATATTAATGTAGGTAAATATTTAAATATTTAAAAATTAAGTAGACAACATACCACCCCCAAATTGGAAGAATATATACATAAGCTGGTAAACAATTAGCGCCACCACAAAAGTAGTAGTAATGACAATAGAGACAATTTGTATTTCAGATAATTTTTCACCTAATAGTAATTTATTAAAATATCCATAAACATTACTTTTGTTATTAATTAATTGTATTCGCATTTCAATAGCTAAGCCAGCGATAAAAGCTGTTGCTAATGCGTTAAGAATGAAAGCCTTTGAAAGAGATGTAGCACGGAAGTTAGGTATAATAGGAACAATCTTTTTTATCATATATAAAAATATATAGAAAATAATAAAAGATTAATCAATATGTCCATTAACATAGGATATATTATTATCATTCATACTAACCAAAACTTGTTTGGAATGATATGCGTTAATAGAAAGTTTAGGATAAATAGTGCTTAAAGCATGTATATTATCATAGTTAGGAACATGTGCTAATAATCGTAGGTCAATAGGATGGTCGAGTTCAATAAGGGAACGCAATATTTTTTGTGCACCATGACGTGTTACTAAATATCCTTCTGTTCCGCATCCTCCAGTAACTTGATAATATTTATTATAGTTTACTCTGTCAGTTAAAAACAAAATATCAACTTGTCGAAAGTTACGTACACCAATTTTTTTAAACATAACTTCAACTTGTAAATTGTTAATAGGTAAAGGATGATTAATAATACAATCATCTTCCAATATAATAGTATATTTATGATTGGATTCAAGAAATTGTTGTAATAATATTATGTGAGATAGAGCGCATCCAGCATGACCTTTTGTAAGATTAACCTTATGTTTTTGTCGTAGTTGTTCAAAGAGAGGATTATTGAGATAATCGATAGCATGAAAAATCTCCATATTCTGGTGTTTTAAAGTTAATATTTTAGTATCGTTAAATCTTTTTTGTGAGCGTTTGAGAGATATAACGCGACTTTCAACAGATGGAGAACTCATAAATATTGATATATATTGTAATATAATAAATAAAATTGATAAAATAATCGTAAAAAATATGGTAAAAAAGATAGTAAATAATATAATATATAATGAACATAAATCAACTAACAACAAACTCTAGGCGGTGTAGTGTATGTCATGAAAATGGACACACATACATGGGATGTAATCATCCAAGTATAGAGGATATTCACGAGCAAGGTCTAAAAAGATTTCATGAACATGCGATAATGAACAGAAAAAATAGACGATGTAAATATGCGTGTAATGAATGGATAAATAATTTGTCTAAAGGTATGATGCGAGTATTATTATTGCGATATGCTCCTGAATATAAAAAAGTAAATTATCAGGACATATATAGTTGGAGGATGAGGGGAGTGAATAGTGAAGATGAAGTTGAATTATCTCAAGAAGAAAATGAGTATGAGAATACTATACCAGAATCACCACGTGTGATAGGATGTGCGAGAATATTCGAAATAAAAAAAATGGTAGAGATAGTATATAATGAATTAGGATGGATAGAATTAAATAGTTGTGAGAGGTCGATAATGCGATATGAAGTAAATAACATAAGTGAAGATATTCGTAGGGTGGTAGGTTCTTATCGAAGAAATCTGACTAATTTAAGATTAACACGAGATGGATTAACAGAATATACGAACCAATTGACTACATATTTGCAGGATATAATACAAGAACATAATGAAGAGGATGATATACGTGAACCTATCTTCTTTCATGATTATATTGATAATGAAAATGAAAATGAAGAAGATGTAGATAGTGAATTAATTCCGATGCCTAATACAGCAGAAGAATATGAAGAAAGTGTAAAAATTAGTGTTCATTTACATAGGTCGAGTTCCATAGTAATACCCGAAGACAATTCAATATGTGGAATATGTTGGGATGTATTGACTCCAAATACATTTATGCAAACAGATTGTAAACACAATTATTGTAACAAATGTATAAAAGGTTGTATAAGACAATTATTAGTGAAAAATAATAACCAAGAAAAGTATTTAGATTTTAATTGTGCGATTTGTCGTAGAGAGGTAGATATAATATTACATAATACGGATAATAGTGTAGAAGAAGATATAAAAGTATTATTAAATGGTAATAGTAATATCTAATAATATAATTTGTAAAAAATAAATAAAAATAGTTATAGAATATATAATGGATTTTTTTAATCTTTTAGGTGATTTAACAAGTCCCTTGGGGGCAAAATATTGTGATTTTTACTATTATTTATTATTGATATCCATTCTTGCCATATTTGTTCATGGTTTAGGAATGATCATGAGTTTGTTTTCTAAGGATAAAATGAAAGGTCATGAAAAGATGAACACATTAATGGTATTAATCAGTCTAATAATTCAATACTTTATTGCTAGATTAACATATAGTATATGTATAAAAGCCTTGAAGTAATGTAAATATATTAGTAAAAATATAAAATAAATATTATTTTATATTTATAGTTAGAGTTATAAAATGGTTAAAATAATATTAAAAATGAAAACCAAAAAAACAATTTTATTGACTACAACAGTAAGAATAAATGAAAATCTTCATTGGCTATTTCAACGAGACAAGAATCATCGTTTAGAGATATATTTAAAATCCATAAAACAATGGTTAGACAAGACAGACTTGAATATCTGTGTAGTGGAAAATTCTGGATATACATTTCCAGAATTAGATGATTATAAAGAAAAATACAGAGATAGGTTTGAAATACTAGGGTATGACGAAAATACATATGATGAAACGAAACATTTAAAAGATAGTGTATCAAAAGGGCAGTGTGAGTTATATGCTTTAAATTATGCGTATAACAATTCACGATTAATAACAGAATCATTTTTTATAATAAAAATAACAGGGAGATATTTTATCCCAGAGTTGGAAAAATATTTATCAAATGTAGATCTCAGTAAATATGATACGATGCAACAAAATAATAATGCTCGATGTGAACTAGTAGGAGTTAGTGATTATTATTTTAAAACAATATTTGACACAAAAATGTCGTATCCGAATGGTGGTGCATTTATGCCTCATATGGAATCTTTTATGTGTTTTCAAATAGGAATGTGTATATTGAATAAGAGAAAGTTAACATGTCCGTTGTTTGAAATAGAGGAAACATTGGGGGGTGGGAAAAATGAACCATTTACAAATATATAACAAATAATCAATATAAATATATAGATATAGATATGAATATATTATATGTCAAAAGAATATTATATATGTGAAGTTTGTAATTTTAAAACAAAGGTAAAACATAATTATGATAATCATCTAAGAACATTAAAACATTATAACAATATTCAGTTATACAAAACGAAAAAAAAGGAAATAGAGAAAGAGAAAGAGAAAGAGAAAGAGAAAGAGAAAGAGAAAGAGAAAGAGAAAGAGAAAGGGAAAGAGAAAGAGAAAGAGAAAGAGAAAGGGAAAGAGAAAGGGAAAGAAAAGATAATGGAAAAGAAAATACAAGAATATAGATGCGAAAAGCTAGGATGTGGAAAGGGATACAAAACACGAGGTGGGTTATGGAAACACAAAAAAACTTGTGCAATACCTATAGAGTTAGAAGAAGAAACAGAAACAGAAACAGAAACAGAAACAGAAACAGAAGAATATGTAGATGATATCGGTAAATTAAAATATGATAATTCGTTATTGATATATTCAGAGATAGAATCATTTATCGAGAATAGTGTAATGATAATGGGCGTAGTAGGTGTTGTTGCGTATTATTTTTACTTATAAATTAATTATCCATCCCTAGAATTATAAATAAAAACTTAACATAATATATTATAATGACTAAGATTATTTTAATTCTAGTAATATTAGGTATATTAGTAGTCCTTTGCGGAGGTTTAATGTGTTTGTCAGAAGTCGAAGCAGATCAAACAGATGGTTTTAGAGGAGGATATGGACATCGACACAGACATAGACGCCGACATAGATATGGTCCTAGACCCCGCCACTATGGTCCAGTATGGCGACCTGGATGGAGAAACAACGTTGTATATACAGTCCCAGTTGTTGCAACAGGTTATGATTATAACTATTATGGATATAATCCCTCATGGTATGACTATATTCGTTCGTATAATCCTTGGTATTATTTTAAAGGATTCTGTAAAGATGGATGTTCTAATTTAGGAAATGGAAAGTGGGGATGTCAATATCCAGGGAATGGTGTAAATAGTTGCGTATTTGCTTCTGATTGCAATGGATGTGGAAATTAAATAATATTATTTCAATAGTGCTTTAATAATATTATTAACGGAAGAAATAAGTAATACGTGTGGTTAAATAGAATAATACGCCTCCCCAAAGGGTTTCAAATATAACAGGAAAAATGGACCATTTGTCAAAAATTGCGTAATTAGTAAGTTCAAAAACCCCATAAATAACTAATCCCAAATAGAATGCTTCTTTTGGAGAACGTCCCTTAGATATAATGAGGACATACAATCCAAATATCATAAATATATAAGCAGCTACAGCAGGTAATATTTTTACCTTAAGTTCCTTACCTTGAATATTTTTAATTAAAGATGAAAAAACAGGCTTGGTGACGGAAAAATAAAGAGAATCAAGGGCTAAGATAGTGATAGAGCTAATAATATAATCCATAGTTTAAATTATATGGATATAATAATTATTAAAATTGATTAAATATATAACAATATAAGATATAATATATAAGATGGATAATAAATTTGTAAATCAGACTATGTTAACATGTATTGGGAATAAGAGAAAATTAATAAGTAATATATTAGAAATAGTAAATGATGTAAAAGAATTAGTCTCAAAAGATAAACTAAATATAGTAGATGGATTTGCCGGTTCAACAGTAGTATCTCGTGCGTTAAGTTATGCTGCTAAGGATCTATATAGTAACGATTTAGAGTTATATTCTTATCTAATGGCTAAATGTTATTTAGAAACACCAAGCAAAAAAAATCAAAAAGAAATAAAGGCGCATATAAATACGATGAATGAGTTAGCGGAAACAGGGCCATATGTAGAAGGAATTATATGTAAACTATACGCTCCTCAAGATACGAATGATATAAAGGAAAATGAACGATGTTTTTATACACGTGAGAATGCATTAGTAATTGATACATTACGAGATTATATTGATAAAAAGGTGAAAAAGTGTCAACAATTATATTGTCTAGTTCCTTTGTTAAATAAAGCAAGTATCAATACCAATACTGGTGGTGTATTTAAAGGATTTTATAAGGATAATGACATAGGAAAGTTTGGTGGGCGAAAAGAAGTTAATCTAGAGCGTATAATGAAACCAATTAGATTAGATGATCCCGTATGGAATGAATCCGAAAAGTTCAAAGCATATTGTCATCAAAAGGATATAAATGAGTTAATAGGAGAATTGCCAAGCAATATAGATTTAATCTATTTGGATCCTCCATATAATCAGCATCCATATGGAAGTAATTATTTTATGTTGAATGTGATAGCTGAAAATAAAGAACCAGAAGAAGTATCAAGAGTATCAGGAATACCTAAAAAATGGAATAAGTCAAATTATAATTATTATAAAAGTGCGATAGAAAGTATGCGTAATTTGTTAGAAGAAAGTGTGAATAAATCGAAGTATATTCTATTATCTTATAATAATGAAGGTATAATTAAAGAGGATGATTGGGAAGAATTATTTCAGGAGTATGATATAAAGAAATATGAGATAAAGTATAATGCTTATCGTGCGTCTAGAAATCTAAGTAGTAGAAATGACAAAGTTATAGAAAGGATGTATTTGATAAACAAAAAGTAATAATATAATTAATTGATGTAATTATATTATATTATATAAAAATTATTTACGTTTGTGAGTAATGTGACGTGTTCTTCGTTTATGTTTTTTATGACTTTTACCGCCTTGTGATACTGGAGCGTTTTCTTTTGCGCGCAGATTTGCGAGTTGTTCTTGAGAATAACCAGATGCGATAGCGGTTTGTTCAAAAGCGGAAGGTTCGGAAGGCTCGCTTGTTAGCTTAATTGGATAATCAGAAACCTTTCCAGTTTTCGTATTTGTCATTTTAGTATCAGATGCTTTATCGTTCTTCCATAATCCTTCAATAACATATACGCCATCATTTGATGTCCACGTTCCTTGTCCATTTGCCATACCATATTCGATTTCTCCTTTATACATACCAGAGCCTAATCCAAGTTTAAGACGTTTCTGAGTTGGTTTTGGAGCAGGAGCAACGGGAACCGCGATTGCTGTAGGGACAGGTGTGGCTTCAGGAACGGGTTTTTCTTTTGTTAATCCCAACATTTTACCAATACCCAAGAATCCACCTTTGTTACGATTTCTTTGGTGAGATCTTTTCTTGTGAGATCTTTTCTTGTGAGATCGTTTCTTGTGAGATCGTTTCTTGTGAGATGTATGTTTTTTACCTCCGTATTTTTTTACAGAACACTTAGCCATTATATACTTATAAAATATTAAATTTATAAGATATAGGGTCTATTAAATGTGTGTCTAAATATTTATAAATAGATAAATTGTCATTTTCATTAAAAATAGTTTTAAATTGGTAAATACTTTTCTCCAAAGGTAGTGATATTATGATATTATTTTTTTTCCTTTTTATTTCTATATGTTCGTAATCTCTGTGTTGTGGTTTTACAAGTAGATAATTATCATTATATATATTTGTTTTAAAATCATATTCTTCTAACCATTCTTTAAGGTCGGTAATGTCCAACATATATTTCTTTACTAAAAAATATAATTTATTTTACTTTATATCAATTATAATTAAAATAATTTAAAATACTCACTATTTATATAATATAAATGGAATCCGTTCAAAAAGAAGCTAGTCCTGCTGCTGAGAATCAACAAAAGTTAGTGGATGTTGCTGTTCCTGATGATAACGCTGCGTTTAATTTGATTGTTTCTTTTGTTTCTTTGGCACAAAAACGTGGAGCTTTCAACATTCAAGAGTCTTCTAAGCTTTGGGAATGTATTTCGCGTTTTCAACGTCCAGATGATAACTAAATAACAACTAAATAACAACTAAATAACAATTAAATAACAACTAAATATTTTATTTATTCAATAATAAATAAAATATAACGCCCTCTATAGGGTTCGAACCTATGGCCTTGCGGTTAACAGCCGCACGCTCTAACCAACTGAGCTAAAAGGGCAAAAGGGTAACTTTACACCACTGAAGATTTAAATCCGCACCCTCCTAAATTATTTTCTATATTTTATAAATTAAGAATATTCCAAAATGATTTACGGGTTTTAGTTTTTTTTTTTTTTTTTTTTTTTTTTTTTTTTTTTTTTTTTTTTTTTTTTTAGTTTTATTTACTTTAGGTTCACCCGATGTAAATAAATACTTTTTATATGTTGATAAATACTTTTTATAATCCATATCTGTTTTTGGGTTCCATTGTATTGTATAATATCCTTTTTTGTCTTTATATATATCACTTCCATCTTTCCACGAACCATAAACTATTTTACCATTAACTTTAACTACCATCTATAATATATATATATATATATATTTTAATTATACACCTTTGAATATTTAAGTTCGCACAAAATATAAGTGTTTTTCTTCTTTTACTAAATATAAGTGTTTTTCTTCTTTTACTATATGAATAAATACAAAAGTGATGATTATAAATTGAGTGCGGTTAAATACTATTTGAATCACAATGATAGTATGGATAAAGTATGTGGTATATTTGATTGCAAGAAAAGCACACTAAAAGGATGGATTGATAGATACAAAACTACTAAAAATATTACAAGAAAGAATAGAACTCCTATCTCATACAAGATAAATAAAGACCAAGTAAAAACTGCTGTAAATATGATAGATAAGAACGAACAACTTACAATGGATGAACTTTTATTTTCTATGAAACAAAAATATAACGATTTTGATATAACCCCACAACATTTAGGTAGAGTTATTAGAGCAAACAATAGGACAAGGAAACGGACACGACACCAACATTATCCAAAAGAACGCAGAAAACAACTCACAGACAAAAATAAAGAAATGGAAGCATTCTATAATGAAGTGCGTAAATATCCAATTGATAAGATTATTTGTTTAGATGAAACCAGTATAGGTTCTCATTTGAAACCTTCATATAGTAGATGTTATATTGGTAAGCGATGTATAATCAAAACAAATAACAACTTTGTATTCCGTAGTTTTACTTTGTTAGTTGCAATCAATAATTCAAAATGCGTAGGTAAATCATTTTATGAAAAGGGTGGAACAACCAAAGAAAGAATGGTAGAGTTTATAGAAACACAAATAGCACCTAAATACAAGAACCATCTTATTATATTAGACAATGCAAGAAGTCATAATAACGATATGGTAAGAGAAGCAATAATAAAAAGTGGTAATCAATATCTATTTACCATTCCATATAGTCCAATCACAAATGCAATAGAAATGTATTTTAACCAAATAAAAACATACATTAAAAAGAACAGAGATGTATATACATTTGCAGTATTAGAGGAAAATATTGATAAAGCAATAGATAGAGTGAAACCAGAAAATTATAAGAATTATTTTCAATATGCTTATGGTGTAAAAGATGATATTACTTATAAGCGGAAACCATCTACTCGTAGGTGTAAATTGAAAAATTATAAAACGAGTTAATCATAATTTGAAATAGTATAAATAAAATAATATTAATAATTATAAGTATGCAACGAGATTTAGATTATGAAAATAATAATATTGGTTTTGATTATCAATACACAGAAGAAGATGGAGGTGGAATAAAATGTAAAAATTATGAACTATGTGAGGCGGTTTTGCCTAAATGGTGGTTTGAATGTAAAGGTCGATATTTATGCACTAATTGTGATATGTTTTTTAATACGAATATAATAAGACCGCCTGGTAAAGACAACGGCGTATTAGAAATAAGTGATAATGTTGAATGTCCTATATGTTTGGAAACTAAAAGGGGTATATCATATCCGTGTTGTAATCACACGGCGTGTATTGAATGTTTCAAACGATGTATGTATGGCGATTATAGTGGAGCACCAGTATTCCCATACCCTGATATAGAAGACGAATATGATGAAGACACAGAAAACATTAAATGGAAAAACGAATATCCGCTAATTGAAACATACAATATAAATTATAACGAATGGGATGATAAAAGGAATGAAGAAAGGGAAAACAACAAGCATCTTCTATTATGTCCGTTATGTAGAGCATAATTATATTTTGTATGAAAAATTATAAATCGTAATTTACTTAAAATAAGACCTAACTTTGAACCTCTTTTTTTCGCATTGTTTGTGCGAACTTAAATATTCAAAGGTGTAAAATAAAGTCATTCCTTAGCAGGAAAAGGTTTCGATCCTTTGACCTTGAGGTTATGAGCCTCACGCGCTGCCTCTGCGCCACCCTGCTAGTTAATATATAGCTCCTACCGAGACTCGAACTCGGGTTTCAGGATTCAAAGTCCTGAGTGATAACCACTACACTATAAGAGCAATATACCCAAGTTATAACTTGGTAACTCTTTAAATTATTTTAAATAATAAACATATTATAAAAACATAAGTATGCGACACCTATTTCAAATATTACATCATAGCCTAGAACATAAATAGTATCCATTATATTGTCATTCTTCTTACTATATGTTTCATTATTATTTAATATATGAACTTCAACCTTTCTAAATCCTTTATACCATGACATAATGGTCCATACTGAACTAATATATACCATGACCATAAACATCATAAAACGTCTTTTAAAGTGTTGAGGATGGGAATATAAGTGATAAATATTATACAAAGTGCTAATTCCCATTAATGATAAGGAGCCTGGAGTATTTACTTGACGTCGTGATGCGATTTGTAATTTTCTCTTATAAGAAATATTGAATATTATAAAATAAATCATTAATTGAAGATAAATAAAATATTTCAATTGAAAAAATCTATCTCCAAAATATAGCCCAGCAGTAGTTATAAATCCTCCTTCTTGAAATCCCTGAAGTATAATTCCCAAAAAATGTGGTAATTCGTAAATATCTTTGCCTGATGTTATTATCATTTTATCAATAATTCTTGTTTTTGTATAATGTAAATAAGCCTCAATTATGCTCCATATTCCTGTTGAACCTGTCATAATATAAAAACAATCTAATTGCTTAGTCGTAATATATTCTTCACAACATAAAGTTAATGCGAATAAACTATATAAAATTTTGGTATTTGCATTTGTTGCAAAATCACCCTTGCGTATAATATAATATTTATTTTGAATTAATGACATATTATAAATATAAATATATATATTTATATATATTTATGGGTAAATGAAATCATCTATTAAAAACAAAAACAAAATCAAAAACAAAATCAAAAACAATAACAAAAATGTATCTTTTTCTTCTGTTTCTAAAATCAAATTAATTCCTTATATCTTTCCTAATATTGATGATGGATGGTATTTGGGGTCAGATTACGATACATTCTATTATCTTGCTAATAATGAGATATCCGCGGCTAAAATATATTATCCTAATGTTACAAATAATGAAATAAAACGTTTATTGTGGCAACCTTTACCTGAAGAAACGTCAACAAATGAAGAAATTATGGATGATAACTTAGATGAAGATATTGAAAGTTGTTATCGTTTTTTTGGTCCTTCGTAAGTAAATACCTTATGAAACGATAGAATCTATTTTTTTCACAATAAGGTCAACAACTGGAACAGATACAGCATTACCAGCTAATTTATATAAAGAGCTATCACAAAGAGGAGGTAATTTGTAGTTACCAGGAAATCCTTGTAGATTAAAGCATTCTCTGGGCGTTAGTTTTCGTATTCCCTGGTTATCTTTTAGAATAGGAACGTTATGTCCGCCTGATCCCATATTAGCAGTTAATGTAGGACAACAATTCCCTTTATTTTCACGAACATAAAATCTTCTAAATTGGTATAATACATTTTCATAAATAGTCTTGGTAACACCCTTTTCAATTTCGTCGAAAACTTTAAATCTATTCGAGTAATAATATTTGTTGTCAATATTATCTTCTAAAAAGTTACAAATAGGTTGTTTTGTTTTTTCAGGGAAATCAAAGTCAAATGCGTCACATTTATTTTTGTCAAGAAAGCCAATAATATAAATTCTTTCGCGATGTTGCGGAACACCAGTAATTTTACTAGTATCTAGAATAGATGTTTTTATATGATATCCAATATCCTGTAATGTTTCTTCTATCATTTTATATGTATTACCTTTATCGTGTGATTTCAGATTTTTTACATTTTCCAATAAAATAATATTGGGTGTGTGTTTTTCTAGTATTTCAACAATCTTCCAAAATACATTAGAACGCTTATCATCAAATCCTTTTTTATCGCCGGCAATACTAAAAGGTTGACAGGGAAACCCACCACATAATAGATTGTGAGAAGGTATATCATGTGCATTAATTTCATTCAAATCTTGAAGTGTGAATGTATGGTGAGGATGATTAAGCTGATATATTTGTTTAGAACATGTCATTATATCGTTAGTAAAAACACATTTAAAATTATTATTTTTTTCTAACGATAATGAGAATGCACCAGTTCCCGCAAATAAATCAATAAAATGTATTGGTTCTTGTGTGCAATTTTCATACATAATTTAGTGTATGAATATATATTAAAATCATTTTAATACCAAACATATTAAAAAAATTGACGTATAATGTAGTATATATTAGATATTATATTACATACTACATTATATAAAATGTCTAGTTCTCAGCTCGGTTATCAAGAACATCGGGATGAAATACTTAAACGTCAACGAGAAAAATATAAGAATGATCAATCGTTTCGTCAAAGATTATTAGATTATCAAAAACAATATAATAGTGAGCATAGAGAAGAGTATTTAAAAAAACAAAAGGAATATTATATTACTAATAAGGATAAAATTAAAGCTCAACGTGCTGAGAAAAATGTTAAAATAACATGTGAATGTGGTAGGAAAGTGTTAACATCTAGTATGTGTAAACATATTCTTACACCTTTACATGAAAAAACGTTACAAAAGTTACGCAATAATTCTAATTCTTCTTGATATAAAATTGACGCAAAATATTATAATTAAATTATTCAACTATACAATAAAATCAATTATCATAATAATATGCGTTATTTTCATTATTTAACTTTAACCATAATGATTATCCTATATATTGAGCTATCCAATTATAATTTAACTAATCAAAATCAATATAATATTACTTTCTACACTATTTCTGATAATAATCTTTCCAAAAAATCTACACCTTATCATTTTACATATCCCATTTATGAGCAAATATAAAAATAAAAATAAAAATAAAAATACACCTGTCTTTTTTGTTACATTTAAATATATTGTTATATTATAATAATATAATGAAGATGAAGATGAAGAAAATAAATAAAACATCAAAAAGAAGAAAATCAAAAGGTGATGGTAAAAGAAAACATAAAAGATATAACAAAAAAGGTGGGTATGATTCTGATTCTGATTCTGATAGTGATATAAGTAGTCTAGGAGGTGAAGAATGGGACAAAAAGGATAAAGTCGATATTAATAATTTTTTAATGTATATGGAAGTATACATTAATGGGAAAGCCCATCATTTTTACTCAAAAAATGATATGATATCATTTATTAATCATGAAATTAATCAATTAGATGTGCATGATTTATATTACAAAATGGAGTTTATTATAGACTATATTAAAGATATTCCAATTGAACAATCATACGCCGATGAGAGAAAAGAAATGGTATTAAGTACTTTAGAACACATATTTATAAATATTGAAAATACTAGAACTGATTCTAATAATGTGAGTCCATTTTCTCCTAATGCGTCACCTGTTCAAACGGGGGGAACTAATAGTATAAAAATTAAATTACTTAATGATAAGAGTACACAAAGTAGTTCAATTAATGAACCAAAAATATTTGACAACGATAGTAAGTGGAAACGTATGAGCAAATATCTCAGAAGTCGTGTTAGAAAGCGTACTCCAAGATCTATTCCTGAAGAAGATGAATATGATGAAAATGTTAATTATCATAGACCAGTTAAAGATGGAGTATTAGATAGATGTGCAAGAGGTGAATGTTGTGGAAAAGGATGTAGTATTATGGGAGGAACTCGTCGAAAAGTATACCGAAGTAGAAAAACACGTAAGAATCGTAAACGTCGACGATAATTATGTGTAATATTGATAATTATTTATAAAATTGATAAATAATTATTTAAAAATAAAATAATATATATTAAATATTTTTTATGAATGATAAGGAAAGTATGAACATTTTAAATTCAAGTATTCTAGAGTTTCATAGTGCTGATATACCATATAACAAGCCTAGTAAGTTATTAGAAATAAATAATATGCGTCAAGGAATATTGCAGTTACAAACGAATAAATATAACGTAATTAATTCGCATTATGTCTTTGATGTTATTATAGCAACAAGTTGTTTAAAAACAGACCATAGTTTGTTAATTAATGAACTAAAATCGATGATAAGTATTTTGAGTAAAGTATCATTAACCTTAAATATTAAATTACGTATCCGCATGTTATTAGATGATGATGAAATTATTATAATCGATGAACATTTATCTAATGGAAAAAGATATATATTACATAATGTGTTAGATAACTCGCAGTTAATAACTCCTCCAGTAAAGTTATCACAAATTATAACAAGTGTAAATCATAATAAAAATGTAGAATTAGATAAAGATAATAGTGTAATAGTTACATCCATAGTAATAACGGATGGTATTGGTATAATTAATGATATGGATGTAGAAGGAGATGATAATAATTCAGAAAGTAAAGATATGTATTCTTATAACAGAATGATATTTATAGGTATAGGTAATTATCTGCAAGAATTGGAAAAAATAATAAAATATAACTCTTATAAGCCATATAAATACTATTATATTGATCTCCTAGAATCAACACAATTAGTATTAATAGAAATAATAGGAAATACTCTATATAAAATAGCGGAAGATGTATTAATAGAAATAATTAATGGATACATCTACAATTATGAAAATAATACATGGTGTAATAATTTGAGGATAAATGAATTAATTAGTAATTCAAAAAGGGTATTTCATATATGTTCAAATAATGATGTTAGTGAGATAACTTGTAACATTTATGGATATTCATTACTACAAGATAAATATAGTTGTATTTTAATTGAAGGAAATATTAGAGCTTTACCACCTTTATTATACTTGGGAACAAATGAGTTAGTGGGAACTAATTTGAGTGTATATATTCTTAAGCAATATACACAACAAATATTATATAATTTGTATATAGAAAAGGATGATAACATTGAGGACGTAAAAAAAGTTCTATCTAATTATAAGAATTATTTATATGAGTTTACGAATGAATACGAATTAGAGTATAATATCTTGTATACAAATTTAATAAAAAATATAACAATTGCTATGGAAATATATGGGACCCCTCTTAACAAATTGTATTTGTATTCAAGATTACAATCAGAAGGTTGTGAAGAAGTATATAGTGTAAGTAAATATTTCAGGAGGGAATATGTAGTAGGAAATAATAATGATTCTATTTATTTAAAAAATATAATTCCATTAGATGATATAGATTTGAGTGCAATAAATAAAGTGCTAGGTATAGGTATATCTCATACAAATCCAACTCCAACTCCAACTCCAACTCCAACTCCAACTCCAACTCCAAATACAGACACAATTTCAAGGGATGAAAATGATTTGAATACTACGCCCAAATTAAAAAGACAACGAATAATGTATGATAACCCACACGTTGATTGTTTAGATATATCTATAAGATATAATATCCCAAGTAATATAACTAAAGAAAAGTTAGAATTATTAAATTATTAGCTATGTTAAAGTAATAAAGTAATAAAGTAATAAAGTAATAAAGTAATAAAATATAAAAAATAATCTATTATAAATATATGATTTTTAATAGATTTTATAATTATTTTTCTAGGGGATGTTTGTGGATGGTTCTAGGAGGAGTAAGTTATGGATTATTAACTGATGTAGGTAATATATTATTAGGAAAAATGGATAACATCAATAAAAGACATAAACAAAAACTGGCTTGTATGCATTACATAAATAATATAGGGGGTTATAGTGGGTTATTATTGGGAATTATATATGAATATAAAATTAAATGAATTAGTCCCATAACATTTTCCAAATAGTGCTCGTTTTATATCCATCGCCAGTGTTTAATTCAAATTGACAAGAATAATCAGCAGGAGTTTTAAGTGCGACGCATGGATTACAAGGTTTATCTTTAAAGCGGAAACCATTAATTACATAAGGCAATTCAGTATTTGATAAGTCTGATACTTGTTTAATCATATTTCCATTAATAGAGTTATATCCAGTATATACAATTTTTTCCATTTTTATCTCACCATTATCAGAATGTTGTGATGAGCATTTAACAATATTGTTGACATTTTTTGGCATATTTTGAGAATGACCAATAGTAACTCCGTTTAAAAGAAAACTTCCTTCCTTAGTTTTGTAGGATAATAATTGCATTATTGCGTGTTGATTATATATTGATTGTGCTTTACGTAAATCATCACCTGGTGCGGTTTTAATTATAAAATTGTGTTGAACGTCCATGTTATATAAATTTACAACGTCTTGGGTCCAAGGCCAATATCCAGTCTTTAATAATTCTTCTGCTTCTTTTGCTGTAGCTTGTTGTTGAACAATTTCCATATCAAACTCTAAGTTTGGATTCATTTGTTGTTGAAAAATAATGAATTTTTTAACTAATTCTTTGGGCCATTTTTTATTAGTAAATGTTTCTTTATAATGATCGATAGGATGAGTATAATAAGTGAAGGTTAATAAGGTTATTCCAATTAATACATATTTTATATATGGTTGCATATATTATATAAAAACATTTTTATCTAAGTTAAAACCTCAGATAAAAATAAAAATTAAAGTTTATACTAAGAGATTATTATGAAACAAATAAAGAATGAATAAGGCTATAGTTACGAATAATGTGATAACTAATGTTTGACCATGTGGAAATGAAAGAATCCCTTTACTATGCGTATGAGAACCCATACTTTTAAAGTTCATACCAAAATAACCTGTAATTAAACCTAAAGGTAAGAAAATTGTATTAACCATAGTAAGCGTATCCATAGATTTTTTTTTATCCTTTTCTAGAATTTGTTTGCTATAATCATTTATTAATTCATAATTTTGAAGCATAAACTCATGTTTTTTTTTTAATTGTTTTATTAATGCATTATTATTAGAATCAGTTAATTCTAATTTATGTAGATAAAAATTAACTTGAAATATTTTTTTTCTTAAATCATGCATCATACTTTCTAATTTTTTATCATTTATATTTTTTTTAGATAATATTTTATCATCAATATCAAGTAGTGTAGCAATAATACTGTCAATATCTTTATCTAATGAATCTATATTATATGTTGAAGGATCAATAGAATGACTCATTATAATATAATATAATATAAGTAACTAAAAGATTTTTATTTGATAATTGGTATTTTACTAGTTATTGGAAGTAGACCCAAAACCTCCACTTCCTCTTTCTGTGGAAACTCCTAAATCAGAATCATTTTCAACAATTTCAATATATATAGGAGACATAGTAGGTGATATAATTTGCAATAATTTTTCATATTGTTCAACAGAATACTCGTCTTGATATAGGCAATCAAACTTACCAATTAAATCGCCTCTATACCCGCTATCAATTATTCCAATACTATTTGCAAGACGTAAAGGTGTTTTTGATAAACTGGAACGCGGACACAATATAAATCCAGATGGATATGAAGCATTGTGATCATAGACAATAGATGCTTGTATTTTCACTTGAAAATTAATTTTATTTACTGATGTATTAGAACACAAACTTGTAGCAGGTGTAAAAATATCAAATCCAGCATCAGGAAAAGGATTATGTTCCATTTGTTCATTATGTTTGATAGCAGCATCAATATATTTTTGTTTAAGTATAGAATCATCGCTGGAAACATATAATTTTACATTAAGTGATTGTGAAGAATTATAAAATCTATTAATACGGAGTGGTAGACTCATATATAAATTATTCTGTCCACTCTTTAATTAATTTAATTATTTAATTAAATAGTTATAATAAAAAATATACTAGTAGAATAATAGATGCAAACAAAAAATAAAAAAATAAAAGGAAATAAAAATACTAGACGTCGTAATAAGAGTGAAAGTGCTGGTAAATTAATGTGTATAAATAAACCATCAAGTAAATATCAAATAGGAACATCAGGGTTTATGGTATCTCAAAGTGTGTGGTTAAGTTTAGGTTGTTTAAATTGTATAGAAATTAATGGAACATTTTATCGACTTCCAAGTGCAAAATTAATTGATAAATGGCGTGATTTTCCAAAGAATGTAAATATAGCTATAAAAGCGTCCAGATATATTACACATATAAAAAGACTTCATGATGTAGAAGAGGGATGGAAATTATTGTGGAATAGTATAAAACCATTAGGAAGAAAATTACAAGCCATTCTATTTCAATTACCTCCATCCTTTACCTATAAGGAGGAAAATATGGAGCGAATAGAAAAGATGAATGAATATATTCCGTCTAATTTGAATATAGTATTTGAGTTCAGAGACATTTCATGGTTTAAACCAGAAGTATATGAAAAGTTCAAAAAGATGAACTGGTGTATTGCAGGAACATATATACAAAAACAAATGGGGTCAAAATGGATGGGAACTATGTCAGAAGGATTGAAATTACCGCCACGAACAGCAAGTTTTAATTATTTGCGTATTCATGGTAAACGTGGGTATAAGGGAAGTCTAGATAGTAATGAATTAAAAGAAATAAAAAAACAAATAGATAAACAAGGAGGAAACAAGTCTTTTATTATGTTTAATAATACATTTTTTGATCCAAGAAGTAAATATTGCATGATAGAAAATAATAAAATAAAATATGCTGCTGTATGTAATGCAGTAGAATTTAGTTCATTAATTTAATTTATATCATTAATATAAATTAAATTTATTACATAGGAGGAGAGAGGAAAATAGGTGTCAATATAGCTGGAGGTGCATAACTAGTTTTAGAGCTTCTATTCCCACTATTAGTAGCGAAAGGGAATGGTTTTAGTTTGCTATCACATGGTTCAGCGCATTTACGTTGTATTTGTAATGTGTATTGTGCTGAGGATTGAGGTATACCAACATGTTTTGTAAAATATCCATTAGCAGCAACATTATTATATGTATTATATGCAATATTATGGGATGGTTTGCATTCTTGACATGATGGAGCCTTTTTATCTATATATACACCTGGGGTATTAGTATCATTAACGATAACATTAGCAGCAGCTTTTTGATCGATATAAAGTTGCTGACTAGCGTTATCAGATAAAGGTCCATTAGGATAAATAGGTTGAACCCAATAGTTAGGATATTGACCTCCCTTTACCCATTTATATTTTTTGGATAACATACCTTTGTTAGATAATACAGAAGGTTTAATATACATAAATTGTTTTCCCATAACTGATGCTTTTACATGTGGGGAATTATACATTTTGTACTCCTTGTTATATTTACCTAGGTGTCCACCATGACCTCGGGCGAATTGTCCAGTAAAGGGTGTTCCATTTTTAGACATGCGCATACTTTGTCCGACATATCCAATATTACGATTGCCACCATTAATTGAAAAACCAACAGGTCCAGGTGCAGTTACAGAAAATAGAGGTTTATTATTGCCAAATGGGCCTTGAGAAATCCATTCTCCTCCTGGTGGTTGAGCAGAACGTCTAGAGCCATGTTTAATAACTGCCTTTTTTTTAAAAGTTTGAAGAGACATATATCATATTAATAGATAATAATATCCTTTGTAGTTATAAAAAAAGTAATAATCTTTTGTCATAACGATTTTTCATAAGTCTAATAATACACCAATATAATTTGGTAAACTGAATGGGAGACAAAATATTAATTATATCATTTTCAGATTTCATATTATAAGTTGGATTAATTGGATTAATTGGATTAATTGGATTAATTGGATTAATATCATTAATATTATCTTGAGATTGAAATAAGATATGTATAAGCATTGATCCTAAACTATAATAAATAGATTTGTAAGAAGTGAAAAAAGGAATATATGTTAATGAAGAAATTTCAGGTGATAAAAAGGCTTGCTTAGGGAAAGGATAATTAATTTTAATCATATTATCACAATTTATTTTACTTAGATACTTAGGATTGATATATATAAATGTATGATTGTCAATAACTATGATATCTTGTAGTAACAAACAGGTAAAACAATAATTGTTTTTTATAAGATTTATAAGTTGATTATTAATTGAATAAAGGACTTTGATTACTACGCTATATAAATCAGTTGGAGACACATTATTTAAAAAATTAGGGAATGATGATACATTATCAGCATAAAAGGAAATATTTGTAAATATGGGATTAGTCGTCATACCTTCTAATTTATGAGATAAAATGGAGTTAATGAGATATTTATTTTCATTTTTGAATATAATTTTATATTGATTTTTATGTTTTTCAGATATGATTTTAACGTATCGACACAAAGAAAAAAGTTCACTCATTATAGATAAAATTAGAATTAATATTTATATTATATTTTAGTCAGAATCAGTAATATCAGACGTAGCATCTATATAGCATTTTTCGTAGTTATCGGGAGGTGGATAATCGGGAGAAGGAGGTCTATATTCTATTGGAGTATGAATATCACGATGCCAATAATTATCTGGATTTCTAGGGGTTACATGATTTACATGATTTACATGATTTACAGGATTTACAGGATTTACAGGATTTACAGGATTTACAGGATTATAATTAGATGAATTATTTTTAAATACTTTCCAAAACCATGGTTCATTATAAATAACTTTTATTTCTTCACCATTAATAATTTTATTTCGCATAGTCCTAGCATGTGGAAACCATCGACTGAAATGAATAAATACACGTTGATATTTTTCTCCTTGTGTAGTTGTTTTGCTAATCATATCAATATGATCAATATAACCAATATTTAGTTTTTTAAATACATAAAATACCTTTTCCTTTTTAATGTTGGAAAATACACGTGGAATACATAAACTTGGATAGGATAAATCGTTAAAATTGTAATTGTTAATTTTTGTAGCAATCATATAATAAAATATATATATTATGTGATAGCAAAATCAATTTTATTTATTATGCATAATCATCTTCATCGGTTAGATAATCATCCCAAGTAGAGTTTTTTCTTTTTCCTCCACCAAACCAACCACCTAAAAATCCAGAATTACCTGTCTCTATTTGATTATAATTATCTCCAATCTCACTTCTACGTCTTGCTATTTTTGTTTTCTTTCTTTTACTATCCAAATATTCTTGTGATATATCATTCGCATGTTCATGTTGTAATCGTTTACTCTGAGCAGATAAATTATCTTTTTGTAAGTTTCGTTTAAAATAGTCAAATATTTTTTCAAAAATATTGCGTTTAATAAAAGGATCGTCATTATAGTCATAATAATCGTTGTTAAAATTATGTCCAAGATCTCGTGGCGCTACTGCATTTTTGTGTAACCAAGTATTATCTTTTCTGTTATATACGAATAGTTCATCCATTTCACCTAATAAATCAAATATTAGATCGGTATGTTCTTCTGGACGACATTTAGAGCGTAACTTTTCATACTCCCCAAATTTTTCTTCTAAAAAGTCTTTTCCGCCTGTTTTTCTAAATTTTCTATCTACACTTATCATTTTATAAATGTCTATACTTAGTTTATAATAGCTTCTGTGTGCGTCTAGTTCATTTTCCATTTTATCTTGATATTTCATTAACATTTCAATACTAGTTATTGTTCCACATATTAATGACACAACACTAGTTGCGATAGAAACTATATTTTGAGGAACATGGTCACTAATACCTACTGATATAAAGGTATTTACTCCACTTAATATAATAATTGGTATTCTAAACCATACTACATTTTTTTTGCAATACTGATATTTATAATTATGATAACTACTTAATTGTGTGCAATTTCTTCTTAATTTATCTAATACACGTTCGATATTATCACACCATTTAGATTCCATTACATTACTCGGTAACGAATCATCGCCCGAATCATCCTCTTGTTGAGTTAATGTAGCTCTTCTTACTCTTAAACTATTTCTTTGTTTGTGTGGAAAGTGAACATTTCTTTGGTCAGTATCATTAACTGGAGCAGGAGCAAGAACAGGAGCAGGAGCAGGAGCAGGAACAGGAGCAGGAGCAGGAGCAGGAGCAGGAGCAGGAGCAGGAACAGGGACAAGTGCCGAGGTATTATTTGATGTATTTATAGCCTCTTCTTTAATAGGTATATCAGAGGAAGAAGATAGTTTCGTATAAAGTTTATCTTCATTATCTTCATTATCTTCATTATCTTCATTATCTTCATTATCTTCATTATTAGAAATAGCTACAGAGTGTTCCACTATTTCATTTTCCATTATTTGTTATTTGTAATATATAATTATATAAATAAAA